GAGTAGCTTGTAAAAGTTGCTCCTTTTCTTTTCTCCCAGCGTTATCAACGTTATAAGATACGAACGAAAGAATAAAGAAATTAAGTCATTTTAACAAATAAATTAAGTTGATATGGAAATTCCGAAAAACAATTGCTTTTTCCCCGATTATGGAGTAGCGAAAGTAGAAACGTTTGGGATGTTGTACCCTGTAATTAATGATTACATCTTAACCAACAAACAAAAAGAAGAAAGCCGAGCAGGAGATGTAAAAGAACTCATGGACGTCAAAACAATCATAACCAATCCTTATCAACGTTGTGTTGGCGGTTATGGTAGAGACATCAACGTGTTCTTCCTTCTTGCTGAAGCTATGTGGATAGCCGTTGGAAGAAAAGATGTAGAGTTTTTGGAAATATTCAATTCACGCATGAAGGACTTCAGCGATGACGGAAAGACTTTCCACGCACCATACGGATTCCGATTGCGTCATTGGGGTATTCGTACCGAAGACAAATATGAAAGTGGAGTTAATGCCGCTCAAGGATATGACCAAGTAGCGGATGCAATACGGCTCTTGTCCGAGAATCATAACACACGTCAGGTAGTTATGGCAATATGGAATCCGAGTTTTGACTTGGGAGCGAAAAGCAAAGACATTCCTTGTAATGACCTTGTGATGTTGAAGATTCGTGACGGTAAGATGGTCACCACAATTCAGAATCGAAGTAATGACCTTCATTGGGGATTGCCGACAAATATATTCCAATTCTCTTTCTTGACCGAGATTATGGCGACTTGTCTTGGTATCGAATTGGGAACGCAAACGCACAACTCTCAAAGTCTTCATATTTATGATTGGAACGGTACGGCAAAGAAGATGCAAGAAATCTTCAAGGCTTCGGGAACGGGGCATTCACTTTATGAAGTTACGCCAGCCGAAGCGAAACCGATGGACTTTGCTTTCAATCATGAGGTTGCAATCAACCGTCTCCGTGAAGTAGATTCACATTTGAATATCGTTATCGAAAATCTGCTCAGGATAAAGAACGGAGAAGATGAGATACAAGATGAAATTAAGCAGCTACAAGACTTTTCAACCTTCTTCTTTAATACTTACCAGCTCCTGAAAATATACGTGCTCTACAAGCATAAAAACAAGCTGGCTAAAACAGATATTGAAAAGGATGCTATTCGCAAAACAGCGATAGCCGAAATTGAACTGTTGGAAGCCGAAGGAGCAAAAGATTGGGACATGGCAATACTTGCGAAGAACTTCTTTCACGCAAGGTTAAGTAAACCAATGAAGCATAAATATCTTGGGAAGCTATGACCGAAAGTTTACAAAGATGGATTGAAGAAAATCATTTGGTAATATCAGAATCGTCTTTGAATGGTTCTGATATTATCTCTATTGAAGGCATGGGAACATTCTTATACCTTCACCCGTTTGACGGGAAAATAATTGACGAAGATTTTGGCTTTATATTATCCGATGAAGAATTTGATATGTTGGATGAGGCGAAAGTGAACTTCATTCTATTTGAGTTTGGTCAAAAATTCTATTATTCGGGAATAAAGAAAACCAAAAACCGCTACAACGAATTAATCTTCAAACCTCAATTCAATGACTTCAAATATCTTGGAGTAACAAGCGAGGAATTTATAATGGACTTTTCTCACTTGGGCGTTCATTCGGAGTACGAAATATTGAATGGCTCTGGCGGTTGCGAGGTATGGGCAAAGAAAGCTAAATTCACGGGCGTTAAGGCTCTTGGAATATGCGACCGAAATACTTTGGCTGGAGCTTTATCATTCCAGAGCTTCTGCGATAAGTATGGCGTGAAATCGGTTATCGGAGAAACCATAACCGTTGCAAAGGACTATGATGCCGAGAAAGAGAATCAAGAAACCTTTGAACTGAAAGCCTACATATTGAACTACGAGGGTTGGAAAAATCTTTTGTTGATTAATAAGGCTATGAACGTAGATTACAACGGATTCATTCCAGACAATGAATTGTATAAGCGAGGAAAGGGATTGGCGTTGGTTATTCCCAAAGAATCGGAGTTCAATTACATTAAGGATGAAAAGAAGGAAGTTATCAAGCTCATAGCAAAGTATAAGAAGCATTTTACAAGAGTTTATTATCAGATAGACACCGTTGAGTACGTTTCGGATTCTCTATTCAAGAAGCACTTGGAAAACATTGATACGTACATCTGCGAATATAAGAAGTATGTCAAACCAATTCTCATAAATGATTCCTACTATCTTGACCGAGAGATGCACGAGCTGAAAGGCGTTCTCAACAAGGTATTAGGAAAAGCAGCACCCGAAGCGTTGAACCAATACTTTAAGAGTTGTCGAGAAACATTTGATGAATACGCTGATTGGCTTGATGAGGTTGAACCGCTATTTCAGACAATCATAGAGGGTATTGAAAACGCCAACCGATTAGCAGACAGAGTTGATTTCAAGATTCCTTCGGGAGAAAGAAAGCTGCCCCACTTCGAGGTTGATGACCCAGTGTCGTTATTCTTTGATATGTTGGAGAAGGGAGTTCAAGAACGTCTTTCACACCTTCCGAAGAAAGAGTTTGAAGTGTATATGAAACGCTTGGAAATCGAATGTAACGTAATTGTACCGAATGACTTGGTTGATTACTTTATGATTCTTTGGGATATAATCAATTGGTGTAAAAAGAATGGTATAATGGTAGGTACTGGACGTGGTTCGGTTTGCGGTAGTCTTGTTGCTTATTGTTTGCATATTACGGACGTTGACCCATTGAAGTATGGATTGATGTTCGAACGTTTCTTGAACGAAACACGTGTATCGGGAGAGCGAGCCAAGTCAGCCGATAGTATGCCTGATATTGATGTGGACTTCCCGACCGAACACCGAGATGCGGTGAAGAACTATATAAAGGAGAAATATGGTTATGACTACACTTGTTCTATCGGAACATACACCCGAATGAAACTCAAGACTTGCTTGAAGGACTTCGCCAAAGTAAAGGGTTTGCCATTCGATGTTATGAATAAACTCACGAAGGATATTGATGACCAAATTGAATACACTTGGGGAGACTTGATTGAATACGCAAGTAAATCGAAAGCCTTGTTTAAGTTTGTTCAGGAGAATCCCGATATTGTTCATTTGACTAAATACGGCATGTTACAATGCAAGGCTGCTTCGGTACACCCTTCTGCCGCTATTATAGTTCCAAAGCATACGGTTGACGGAACAAACCGAGAAATTGATATTTGGGAATGGATGCCCGTCAAGAAAATTGATGGTGTTCTGGTATCGGAGTGGGAAGGTAAATACATAGACAAATCAGGATTCTTGAAGGAAGATATTCTTGGACTTAATCAGCTGGATAAGTTCAAGAGTATGGAGATATTGATTCAAAAGAATTACGGAAAGAAGATTGATTGGAATGCTATTCCGCTGGACGATGAAGAAACATTCAAATACTTCAAGAGAGGTTGGAACGAAGATGTTTTCCAGTTCGGCACACAAGGCTTGATGAATTATAGCCGACAAGTGAAACCTGATACGTTGGCTCAACTCATAGCCATGACGGCTCTATTCCGACCTGGGCCAATGGAGCTTAATGCACACTCAGATTTTGCCGATATTAAGAACGGAAAGAAGAAGCCAACATACGACTTCGGAATGGAAGAGATAACTGGGGAAACCTTTGGATTATACGTCTATCAGGAGCAAATCATGAAAGGTGTAGTTGTAGGCGGTTTAACTGAAGTTGAATCAGATATTCTCCGTACCACAATCAAAAAGAAGGACGTTAAAACCCTATCGTCATTTGGTGAGAAATTCAAAACGGGATATGCTAAATTATTGGAGAAAAATGGCATAGAGAATCCGAAGGAATATGCCGAGAAGGTATGGGCAAAGTTGCTTGCATTCTCTGGCTATGGTTTCAATAAATCTCACGCTGCCGCTTATTCCATAATGTCCTATTGGAGCCAATATATGAAAGTTAATTATCCGTTGGAGTTTTGGACAACTTCTTTGCAGTACGCCAAAGAGGGTGAAGTGCCATACCGATTAGCGGAGTTAAAGAAAACAGGCGTTGAAATCGAAATACGACCGCCAGATGTTAATTTCTCTGAACAAACGTTTACCTGTGACCCGAAGGAACAACGCATCTTCTTCAGCTTGACAAAGATTAAGGACGTTGGCGAAAAAGTAGTTCCGTATATAATGGCGGAACGGGAGAAGGGTGGAAGATTCTTTTCACTGGAAGAATTTGTTGAGAGAGTTCCGTCAAAGGTAAACAAGAAAATCATAGAGAGATTGATTGTTGCAGGAGCTTTTGATATTGTTGAAAATGTAAAAAATCCGAGAGATAGAAAGAAGTTGTTGCAATGGTATCTTGATTATAAGAAAGCCGAAATGCCGAAAGACTATCAAGTGCCCGAAAGCGAGACAAATTCATTTTGGGTTTTTGAACAAAAGCGTTTGACGGGATTTGGCGAAGTAGATTATGAGACAATGATTCGGGATGCTATTCCAAATAAGAGAGTGGCAAAGTTATACGTTAATGACTTCGAGTTCGCTAACACGAAGGAAGGCAAAGAAGCCACAATTGCGGGCAAGTTAATATACTACCAAGAACGTAGCATTAAGAATGGAACGATGGTCAGCGTTAATATAGACTGTAACAATACTATCATACCCGTAACGCTTTGGCCAGATGCGGTTGAGAGACTTCCTGAAAATATATCGGAATACAAAAACCGAGTTGTAGCAATATCTGGACGGGTTAAGAAAGACAAGTTCAAAAATCAAAAAGTTCTCTATTCAGATGATAGAACAAAAATTTATATAATATCGTAAATCAAATTGTATGTTAAGCAAAATTATTAAAGGAAAGTATCTGCAAAGGCTTGACAATATCAAGCAGTGGCAGGAGATGGATGTTTTCAAAGAGGAAAGCGTGAGTCAACATTCGTATAAAGATTCGATTTTTGCGAGAGTATTATTGGAAGACATATTTGGTAACAACGAAAGTCCGAAGGTAGTTCAATTCAAATTAGATGTAATTACAAGAACACTTCTTCATGATTGGGATGAAGCCTTGATTCTACGAGACATGTCTCACGAGACCAAGTACAATCCTTATAACGGAGAGGAAATCAGAAGGTGCTTAAATGCCCTTTCCAATCATATTGCGTTGAATGAGTTCCGAGAAGTTGACGAGGATTCTTGCGACACGGATTCGTCACGTATGATGTGGGGAATGATTTGCGCATGTCCAGAGCCAGTAAAGAGTTTTGCTAAATTATGTGATTGGATTGCGTTATTCTTTTATATGCAAAGGGAGAAACACTTGGGCAATAAAGATTTGGAGAAATCTTGGGACATTGCAACAAGTAAGTTTCCCGAAGCTATTGACAATGTAATAAATGCGTTGAAGGAATATTTCCCAAACGAGAAATTAACCTTTGATGAATTGTATAACTTAAAAACAATTTTTGAAGATGAGTAAACAGGAACAAGGTAAAGAGATGACCAAAGAAAGTATCAATGGCATCTTTGATGGCATGACTGATACGTTGTTGAAGAAGAATGCCGATTACAAAGGAGCGAGCTTTGACTTGGGTTTGAACGGAAATATGGTTCATATTTGGGACAAAGTTAGAAGATACAGAAGTATGGTGGAGAATCAGAATCACGGAATCACGCCAAACTTTGAAGGTATCGAAGACACTTTGAAAGATATTATTGGCTATGCCGTAATTGGCTTGCATATATTGAAAAAGGAAAACGAAGAAAAGGAGTAACAACAACATGGAAAAGAAAGTAATTACCATTGGCGGTCAAACCTACGTGTTAAGGTTTGATGACTTTGACGAAGATGTTGATATTGACTCTTTGTTGAAGATAGACTATTCCAATTTAATCGGAGAGCTTATCACCTTCCCAGTCATTGTAAACCGTTTTGGCCAATTACTTGCGGAAGCCGAAAGTCAAGTTGCTCTTGCGAAGTTAAATTTGGAAGTTACGGAAGCCAAGCTCAAAGAATCAATGCGAGTTAAGTTGGCAGACCGAAACGGGAAAGCTCCGAGCGTGGACGCTGTAAATTCTGCCGTTACTTTGGAGAAGTCTTATCAGGCTATGCGTAGGAATTTGATTGAAAAACAAAAGACAAGAGACTATATGAACTCAATCTTTTGGTCAGCCAAAGATAAGAGTGAAAAGTTGGACAAATTGTCTTTGACCATTCAACCGAGTGATTTGCCTGATTCGGTTATCGAAGGTAGAGTGAACAACGTTCTTATAAAGAGAGCAAAGAAATTAATTGGAGATTAAATAATTTACAAAATCAAAAAAAAGATTATGGCTGTAAAGAAAACAGAAAAGAAAGGTGTCGCAGATTTGAGAGCGCAACTCAAGCCGACTTCAATCAAGAAGTTGAAGAAGGTTGTCGATGAAGACAATGAAATGGTAGGTGCTCAAAGTAATGAGTATCTCAACCTTGAGGACGGTAAAACACTCAAGATTCGTATTTTTCCTGCACACCCTGGTGAAGAAAACTTCTATGTGGCAAAGAAATGCTACTGGCTGACCGTTGAGGGAAATGACGGAGAGCCGAGACGCACGACCGTTCTTGATTCCGTAGTTCACGGTGGAACAGAGAAAGACTTGTGTGCCGAGTTCATCAAGTACGCCAAAAAGAAATGGGCAAAGGATTCCGAGAAAATGGAGTGTTTCAGCGGTCAGGATTCTTTGAGCCCGCAATACACTTGGTTATGCTACGCTGATAAGGTAGTAGCCGATGAGGAACTGCGTGCGAAACTCTGGGAGTTCAAGAAAATGGTACGGGATGCGATGAACAAATTAGCATTCTCCGAAGATGATGATGAACCAATCGAAGTTGACCCGTTCACCGACCCAGATGAAGGACTTCCAATCATGGTTAAATACATGAAGAAGCCTAACAAGAAAAAAGGCGAAAACTATTATGAGGTATCGTTCCCGAAAAAAGTAACGGCAAGACCTTTGAGCGATGAAGAGGTTGAATATTTCATGGGATTGAAACCACTTTCAGAAGTTATTCCGACTTATGCGATGCGAGACTTTGAACGTGCTTTGGAAGGATTGCAGAACTTTGACGAAGAACATGACCTTGAAATGTTTGAGGATGAAGGTTGGTTGGAAATCGTTGAGGAAGTAAAAGCGCAGTATGATTCCGAAGATGACGAGGAAGAAGAAAAGCCCAAAAAGAAAACTTCCAAAAAGGTAACAAAAAAAGTCAAAGACGTGGAAGAAGATGAGGATGACTCTGACGATTCCGATGATGAAGAGGAAGAAGAAAAACCGAAGAAGAAAGCCGCAACCACCAAAGGCAAAAAGAAACCTGAACCAGAGGAAGAAGATGACGATGAGGAAGCGGACGAGGATGAAGAAGAATCGGATGATGAGGACGATTCAGACGAATCCGAAGATGACGGATTGGACGATATGGACAGAACGGAGTTGAAGAAGTATATCAAAGACAACGGTTTGGAAGTATCGGTTAAGAAGTCAATGTCAGACGATGACCTGCGTGAAGCCATCCGAGAAGCCATGGACGATTCCGAAGGAGACGATGAAGCGGATGATGAGGAAGAAGATGATGAGGAAGAAGAAAAGCCCAAGTCAAAAGTCACAATGAAAGACATTCGCAAAAAGTTGGGTAAATAAACCATGTGACTAAAATAAATTGGAGCCAACAGTTGAAATATATTGTTGGCTCTTTTTGTAAAAGTATATAAAATGAAGAATAATTTAATTGACAAAATCGTTAAGAAGTTTAACAGCGATGATGTTATAAAGTTCTCCGATAAGGACGGATTCAGCGAGGTCAAAAGCTGGGCACATACGGGCAGTCCTACGCTTGATTATAACCTTCGGACTTTCGGACTACCCACGGGCATCATAGAGATTGCGGGCAAAAGCCGTAGTGGTAAAACTACACTTGGGCTAATGGCAATGAAATACTTCTTGAAAGAGAATCCCGATAATGGGGTGGCGGTTATCCTTTCCAGTGAGAATCGTGATAACAAGGATTATGCTTTGCAACTTGGACTTCCAGTTGAACAAATAATCATTGTTAAGATTAAGTATGTTGAAGCGATGTTCTTACAGGTCAAGAAACTTGTAATGGATGTTGATGAAATATTGAAGGTGGAAAAGATGAAACCGAAATTCTTTTTTCTTTGGGATAGCCTTGGCGCAACTCTTTCAAAATCGGAGCTTGACACGATGGAAGAGAATACAAAACGAATGGAGAAAGAACTTCAAAAAGGCTCTGATGTTGAAGACATTGAAATGAAGAATGAAAAAATGATGTCTTTTGCTAAAGAAGCGAAAAAGTTTGCTAAATCAATGATGGCAGAAATGTATAGTCATGTTATTCATTTTGTAATGCTAAATCATCAATATGATAATACAGCTCCTGGAAGTTTTGTAACTACAAGAAAATCAACGGGGGGAGAATGGGTAGAATTACTTCCTTGTTTGAGACTTTCTATGAAATTAAAAACTCATGAAAAAATTGATGACGTAGAAGTCGCACAAATAACCGAAGTAAAAGTTGTAAAAAACGACTTCGGAAGTAGGAAAAAGACGGATATACGAATATTGCTTGGATATGGTATAATACTTTCTCAAGAGGATATTGATTATGCTTTGGAGAATGGTATTCTGAAAAAAGAAGGAGCAAAGAAAGTTACTTTTATGAACGGTAAACTTTCTTGGAGTTCTCCACGAGAGTTGTTTAAGCATTATTATGAACATAATCGTTTCTTGACCGTACTTCATAATAAGATAAAGAAATCCATGCAAAGTGATTTGGTTGCTTTGAAGAAGTCTTTATTGAAGGATTTGCCCGATGAGGACTAATAGGCATTAGTCCTACCCAGTTATAATATTGTAAATTTATTCAATGAAAATATACGGTATTATTTACATTACGACTTGTCTTGTTAATGGAAAGGTTTATATTGGTCAAACTATTCACTGGCAAGACAAGTCTTATTTAGGAAGCGGAGTTGCTTTGTGTGAAGCGGTTAAGAAATACGGACGAAATAGGTTCAAAAGAAAGATATTGAAAATATGTTATAATCAAAAACAGTTAGATGTTTGGGAATTGATTATGATAAGGAAGTATAATTCAACCAATAAAAGTATCGGATATAACGTCTTACCAGGCACTGCTAATGTATTTGGTTCAATCAATCCCGCTCACATACCAGAAGTAGTTGAAAAGATAAGAAAGAAGAAAAAAGGTAAATGGGGTGGTAAGAATTGCTATTGGTATGGTAGAACATTATCTGAAGAAACAAAGAAGAAACTTTCAGAAAAAGCAAAGAAACGTTTATCTGACCCCACTAAAGCTCCCATGTTCGGAAAACGTCTTTCTGAAGAAGCAAAACTGAAGATTTCAAAATCAAGAACGGGCAAACGAAGTCCGAGAAAGGGCGTTAAATTATCTGATTTGACGAAAGAAAAATTGAGAGAAGCAAACCTTGGAAAACGTGTTATAAATAACGGAGTTGAAAACAAGGTTATTAATGGAAATGAAACATTACCGAAAGGATGGGAATATGGCAGGTGCAAAAAGAAATAAAAAAGCAATAGGCGTTTTGATAAATGACCCACATATCGACAAGGATAATGGTGGGCTGGTTCAGTATATATTTAGCCAGCTCATCAATCTTTGTACCGATTATGGAACAAACAGAATATTCTGCGGTGGGGATATATTCACCAATCGTTCTGGTCAACCGTTATCTTGTCTCATGGATTGGAGAGAGATATTGAATATGATTGACCAAGCCGATATGGAAATTCACGTTATCCCAGGCAATCATGATAAGACAGATTCAGACGATGAGAAAAGTTATTTGGATGTTTATAGTGAGCGGTGTTTTCATCTTTACCGTTCTGGTGTTCGTAGGCTTATTGACGGTGTGGTTGTGGCATTTATTCCTTACTTCAAGGATGATAAGTGGATTGAGGAATTTCAGAAGGTTGAAGAAGAAATAGAAGAAAACTTCAAAGACGGGGATATTGACGAAAGTTGGCCAACTATCCTCATAACCCATTCGGGATTTGACGGAGTTGTAAATAATGACGGTACAACGGTGAAGTCTATTATCAAGCCGTCTATGTTCGAGAATTGGACGAAGGTATTGATTGGGCATTATCATAATGCAAGTAAGTTAGCGGATAACGTTATTTACACAGGTTCAGCTTACCAAAACAATTACGGTGAAAACATAACCGATAAGGGATTCACGGTCATCTTTAATGACGGCTCAACGAAGTTTGTTCCAAGTAAGTTCCCGAAGTATATCAAGGAAATTATTGACGTTAATGATAAAGAGACGTTAATGAATCTATTGGAGAAATACGGAGATGAAGAACGTGAGGACTTCATCAGATTTGTATTTCGTGGCAAAAAAGCGGATGCTCATAAAATCAATATAGCCGAGATTCAAACAAAGTATGGCATAGATTGCAAATTCGAGGCAGAGGAACAATTGGAAGCTATGGAGATAAGCGAGAATGAAGAAGTATTAAGCTACGATTCAAAAACGCTTCGACAAGACTTCATCAGATTTTGTTCCGAAAATGGTATCAAGGGAGAAAAGTTCAAATATGGTTTGGATTTGATAAAACAAGTTAAATATGTGGAATCCTGAAAGTATAATAATAGACAATTTGTTTGCGCATAAGCATTCGGAGTATCGTTTCAAAAACAATCGTTGTACGGTTATCTTTGGAAAGAACAACACCGACCGTGGCATGCAAAACAATGGAGCGGGTAAGACTACTTTGCTGGAAGGAATTGCCATAGCTCTTACAAATGAGAGTTTGAGAGACGTCAAGAAAGATTCTTTTATCAATAGAGAGGAAGAAGATTGCGGTGTTGATTTTACTCTTGCAAATCCAGTGTTAAAAAAGAAGCTCCGAATTGTACGCAAATTCTATCGGGGGAATAAACCTGTGAAAATTGAGTTGTATGAAAACGATAAACTCAACAAGCAAGTTACGTCAGTAGCCGAAGCAAACAAGCGAGTATTTGAATTGATAGGTATAAGCCGTGAGGATTTGTTGCGTTACTTCATAATAAGTCAAGACAACCGTTACACGTTCTTTACAGCTTCTGATGGAGACAAAAAGGAAATAATGAACCGTATCACGTCAGCCGATATGGTGAACCCTGTCTTGGAAGAACTTTCGATGCGTCTGAAAGAAAAAGAAGCAGAATACAAGATTGTTTCCGATGAGGTAAACGAGTTATCAACGAGAAAGGAGATACTTGAAGAGCAAGCACGTAATGTATTGGAAAATGATACTACTGCCGAAGAACTTGAAGCACTCCGAGAATCGAAAGACGAAAAAGAAGCGGAGCTTGAAACCGAGCGTGAAAATTTATCCAATCTTGAAAAGAAAGTAAAAAGAAAGCTCAAAGAAGTGAATGAGCTGAAACCAAAAGTCAAAGACAAAAGCAAGTTGGTAGAAAGAAGGAAGAAGTTGAAAAAGGAATTTGATGAAACGGATTCCGACTTGACCGAAGCACGTTCAACCGTTCGTCAATTGAAGGCTGAATTGGAAGAAGTCATTACTTGTCCAAAATGTAAACATGAGTTTATTAAAGAATCTGAAACGGAGTTGTCCGTCAAAGAAATTAGAGAGCTTTTGACACAAGCCACACTCGTTCAATCAGAATTGGAAGAAACCTATTCCGCCCAGCAATCGAAGCTCAAAGAGTTGAAGAAAAAGATTGACGAAGCGGATGAGATTCAAGAATCTATCGAAGAAGCCGAAAGCGAACATAAACGATTGACCAAGCGTGTATCTAATAAGAAAGCCGATATTAAGGACATTGAAACCAAAATAGAAAGTATTTCAAAAGAGATTACAACGCTCAAGAATCGAAAGAAAGACAATAAGATATTAAAGAACATACAAAACCAAATAAAAGAATCTCAAAAAGAGATTGATGAGAAGTTGCCGAAGGTTACGGAGCTTACCAGTGATATTGAATTGATTCGATATTGGCAGTTCCATATGGGACGTTCGGGATTCACTACCTACCTTGCGAATAAATCTATCAAGGTCATAGAAGGCATTACCAATTCATTCCTTAAAAAAATGAATACCGATATGACGGTATTGATGAACGGATTTACTGTTTTGAAAGATGGTTCAATCAGAGAAAAGATTGATGTATTTATTCAATCAAACGGATTCAATTCAGAACATTTCAAGTCAAGGTCTGGCGGTGAAAGAGGTAGAATAAATCTTGCTGGAATATTAGGTATTCAACATTTGGTTAATTTATCTACTAATGGAAAGGGATTAAATTTATTGCTTTTGGACGAAGTATTTCCAGGCATAGATGCTGAAGGACAAGCAAAGATTATTAATGTATTGAATAATTTAGGGATAACTGTTTTGCTAATAACTCAAAATATTGATGAAAATTATAATTTCGATAATATATTGACGGTTGTGAAAGAAAATGGTATTGCTAAATTGATTTGAACTTCTCCACTTTTCAGTTATAAAGACCGTATAAATTCAAATAACAATGAAGATATACGGTTTTGTTTATATTACAACTTGTTTAGAGAATGGTAAAATTTACATCGGACAAACAACTAACTGGAAAGACGCTTCTTACAAAGGAAGCGGAGAACTTTTCAGGAGAGCATTGAAGAAGCATGGTAAGAATAAGTTCAAACGAAAGATATTGCGTATTTGCTATTCTCAAAAAGAGCTTAACACTTGGGAATATGTGTTTATTAAGAAATATAAATCTCAAGACAAAAGTGTCGGTTACAATATAGCGGATGGTGATGTACTTTCATCAGAACATAATCCTGCTAAACTTCCAGAAGTTCGGGAGAAAATGAGTAATGATAAAAAGGGAAGGGAGAGTTCATTCAAAGGCAAGCATCTATCGTCAGAAGCAAAAAGAAAAATATCCGATAAGAAAAGAGGACGTAAAATGTCTGAAAGTTTCCGAGAGAAGATGCGAATCATTGGTAAAGAAAGAGGTGGATTCATGAGTGGTAAACACCATACAGAAAAAACAAAAGAGAGGTTGAGTGAAATATTTTCTGGAAAGGGAAATCCTATGTATGGTGTTCATTTGAATGGAGAGAAAAATGGTATGTATGGTAAGAAACAGTCAGACGAAACCAAACGTAAAATATCAGAATCTCAGAAAAGAAGATTGAAACTGCTCAAAGTTAATACCTAAATGTAGAACATGAAACTTTTATTATAAATGGACAATAAGGATTGGATTAAATATCTGAAAGATAAGAAGATAATTGCTATTGACCCTGGAAAACACGGGGGCATAGTTGTTTATTCTATTGACCGAGATGAATTGATTGAGGTTATTCAGATGCCAGAGACACCGCAAGACATTCTCAACTTCCTATCGAAGTATCAGAAGAACAGCGTATGTTACATGGAAAAGGTTGGTGGACTACCAGGAATGGGCGGTTCGGCAATGTTCAACTTTGGAGAAGGCGTAGGATGCTTGAAAATGGCTCTTTTAGCTTTGAAGGTGAAAACGATAACAGTTACGCCTCAACAGTGGCAGAAACAGCTACAATTAGGCTCAAAGGGTAAGAAAAGTACGAACGAGTGGAAGACTAAATTAAAAGAGCGAGCGCAACAATTGTATCCGACCGTAGGAGCTAAATTCAACTTGAAAACAAAACAAGATTGGCTCAACGTTTCTGACGCTCTTTTAATTTGCGAGTATTCAAGATTAACAGAAAAAATTTAGAAATATGGCCAAATTTATTTGTAAAAACTCATTGTGCAAGAAGTTCGGAGTTGAAGATGAATATACGTCTTTGACCTACAAAGTAGTGAACGGACATCTTCAAGCAACCGTTGCACCTTGTCCTTGTTGCGGAGAGATAAGAGAGGAAATCAACCTCAACAAAGATATTCCGTTATCGGAGAAAAATATAAGCATTGGTAAGTACGCTTCAGCGAGCAAGGAACAAAAAACCGAAATGTTGAAGAAGCGTTCTCATGACCATTATGAAAAGACGGTTAAACCGTTCAAAGAGCATCAGTTGAACGAAGCAATGAAGCAAATGAAGCAAATGAAGGAGTACAAAAAGACAAAGCAATAACGGATATGAGCTTGGAGCATGAGATATTTAAGACTGACTATCATTACCGACCAAAACAGGTTAATAAGTTTTTGGTAATGATTAAATTTGGTAATACGGAAAAACGAAGATTGGCGTTCAAAAATTTGGTATTCCGTATGATGAAGGATATAGTGATAAAGAACATATCCAATTATTTGAATTTGTTGAATAATACTCCGATGAAAGATAATTTGCCTGATAGGGATGAGCTTGTTTCGGAGTGCTTCTTGATATTCAACAAGTGTATTGAAAAATACAAAGTGCTTCCAAGCCATAACTTTTATTTCTATTTCAATAAATCATTGAGTAGAAACTTCTTCAGAGACTATCAGAGAGCCTTGGTCAACGACAAAATAGAATTGACCGAAGCAATCTACACTTGCCACCCTGACCTGCGGGAAAGTGAACGACCGAACACTGTTGCTATTCTCATGGATAATATGAATTTCAGCGACCTTGAACGAAGGATAAGCGAGAGCCGAATGTTGGGTCAGAAAACATCAGAGTTTTTGGAAGCCAATCCCGATGTAACAAGCGGTCAGTATTCCAAAGCTCTAAAACATATCAAAGAAATGTTAAATGAATTAAAAGACAAAGGTGAGTTATGAATACACAAATTGATTTTTCGCTTTTTCAAAAAGCAATTGAATCGTTAATATTGGAAGGTTGTACGATTCTACAAGTTATCCTTCCTGATGGCTCTTGCGCCTTCTTTTCGGTTTGGAGCTTTACAGAATCATTCTTTAACAGTGCTCAATCGGTTGATTTTAATACCGTAGAAGGAATAAATATCACAGAGTTCTTAAATAAGCAGGCATCGCAATATATGAATCGTAGTTCGTTTATTGCGGCTTATAATAAAGTTGTTGACGATTCGCCAGTTGTTCAGTGTCAATTTCATAAGAACGCAGTTTGGTTCAAATGGCAGCAAGTTGGCGATGAAAAGAAACGGAGATTGTAAATGAAACCGAGTAAATATCAGACCGCTATATACAAAACATTCAAATTAACCAAACGAGATATTAATATCTCAGCCGTTGCGGGTTCAGGGAAAACAACCGTACTTTTGGAGCTATTGAAGTATGTTCCTGAAGGGGCAAGTTCCCTGTTCCTTGCTTTTAACAATTCAATCATTGACGAGTTAAAAGACCGTAACACCCGAAGGGATGCTGAGATAATGACGATACATTCTTGCGGTTGGCGTTCTATCCTTTGCCGATACGGAAGCCGAGCAAAACTGAATCCGAATAAGGGAATTGCTAAAACAGAACAAGTTCTGAAGAAATTCAAAGATGAGATTGGAGATAAACAACGAGGTTGGTTTTTCTTTATCATTCCGAAGCTCCTTGACTTGTTACGTTGCAATCTCTTGGATAACGAGAAGGAATCATTTGAATGGATAGCCGAACATTATGATTTTAATATTTCGGAAATTGAAATCAATGTAGCTATCGAAGTATTCAAGCTCATGCAGAAGGACAAGAGCCAATTTGACTTTATGGATATGATTTATCAACCAGTTGTTGATTCGTCAATCCGATTCCGAAAGTTTGATTTTGTCCTTTGCGATGAAAGCCAAGACTTTTCAGTTTGCCAACACGAGTTTATAAAGCGTTGTTTGAATCGAAAGGGCAGACTTATAACGGTTGGAGATAGGAGACAAGCCATATATGGTTTTGCGGGAGCTGATGCTGAATCGTATGATAAATTAGCAGAGATAAACGGAAAGGCAATCAAGTTACCACTTTCAGTATCGTACCGTTGCGCCAAATCAATAGTTAGAGAAGCCCAAAAGATTGTTCCTGAAATCTCTTATGCTCCGCATGCTATCGAAGGGGAAGTGAGAGATGGAAGCCTTTTGGAATTGGACTATGGAGATTGGATTCTTTGTCGTAATTTGAAGCCGTTGGTTCAAACCTACCTTTGGTTGATGAAGAATAAAATAAAGTCAAAGATTCGAGGCAAGGAAATCGGAGAAGGGATATTGGCGCTGATTAGCAAAACAGGCGGTAAAACGATTGACGGATTGTTAAGAAATCTTGATTTGGAAAAGGAGAAACTTCACAACAAGCTGAAACAACGAGGGGTGAAACGACCAAACTTGCACCCGAAGATGGAAGTGTTGATGCAAAAGATAGAAGTTATCGAATGTCTATGTGAAGAAGTAGATACTGTTAAAGACTTGAGAAATTTGATTAGCAATATTTTCTCTGACGAGGTTAAGGGAATACTGTTAAGCACGATACATAAGGCGAAAGGATTGGAAAATGATAAAATATTCTTTCTTTCGCCAGAGTTAATTCCAAGTAAGTACGCAAACCAGCCGTGGCAGTATGAACAAGAACAAAATCTCAAGTATGTAGCGATAACAAGAGCAAAGAGTTCATTAGTGTACGTATGGGGAAACGTGTTTACAAAAGATATAAAACAACGAATTAAATTATCAAGATAATGGAAGAAATAGGAAAGAAAGCTCAAGACAATGAGTTGAACATAGAGAAGGGGCAAGACCTTCACAAGCAACCGAGAAAGTTCATACCAGTTCCCAAAGTTAAACCTGAAAAGAATAAAGACAAGAAAGAACAAAAGAAATGAACTAATATGGATAAACAAAAGTTCTTTTTATTCCGAAGGAAAAGACTGAACCACGAAGGGTATGAGTATATTCAGCACATGATATCACCGAGCCACAACGGGGGATTGTCTTGTTCCTGTTGGCCAGAGTTCGCTTGGAGAGGTCAAAGCACTTTGGATATTATGAAAATGAAATACCTGATAAGCATATCGAAGTATTACAAAGACGGAGATTGGCGATTGGTTCGATATGAAATGGAGCGTGATACTCCTTCTTGGGCTACGCAACCAAAGAAAGTGGAATATGAAAATTTGTTTATTACAGGTAGGGATAAGCTCACGCCATTGAGCGAGACAGAAAGAAATGAATTAGAACAATGGAAAATTAAAGCATTCGAGCAATATGCAGACAAATAGAAATTATTATTACAAGGGCAATACCTATAAGATATTGGGTGAAGCCAAAATGAAAGATTCGGAAAAGAATTGGATTGATGCTGTACGATATGAAGATATTCATGCAGCTTACAAGGGAGAGTTCGTCAGAGATAAGCAACAATTTGAGAATCGGTTCATTCCAGCCGTTCTTCGGGTTGGCGATAAGGTTATGATTATATCTCATGGAAAGTTAGTAGGAGTAACCGAAGTGATTGACGAAATGGAAGACTTTGTATCATTGAAACAATCTATCGGGGATGCTCCGAAAACCTTATCAAAAGAGGTAAACAAACAAGGTTACATCATGATGCATCATCATTGGGAATTTTACCTATACAACGAAACAACTTGTAAGGCGAGAGGATTTGAATTCAAACAATAATCCCACATAAGATTGAAACCGAAAGGGAGTGGCTTGAGAAAGTCGCTCCTTTTTATTTTCCAAGGTTATTAACATTATCAATGTAAAAATTTAAGAATATGAAACGTAGGAAGAATACACCCGACCGCTTGTCAGCGTTGAGAGAGAATGAAATTTTTGTCTTCGGCTCTAATATGGGCGGCAGACACTTCGGTGGAGCAGCCAATTTGGCATATAAATCATTCGGAGCTGAATGGGGCGTTGGAGAAGGTTTAACAGGACGAAGTTATGCAATTCCCACTCTGACGAGAGAAGGGCAGAAAATGATGCTGGAAGCTATCGGAACGAGCATTGTACGAATGTATATGGAAGCGAAGTCAAGACCTGAACTTGATTTTGTCGTTACCAAGATAGGTTGCGGCATAGCAGGATTCGAGGAAAGTGAAATCATTCCCCTATTCCGAGAAGCAGAGCGAGTTGTTGGTAAATTAGAAAACATAATACTACCAAAGGAATGGGAAAGTTGAAAGGCATAAAGATTCCGAGAAAGCTCAAGAAAGAGGTTTGGAAGATAGAATGTTGGAAACGTGAAGCACCTTCATTCCGTAGTGGTATGCACATTGACCCATTTGGTAGATGGGATTCAAGATATTCTTTTGGTACGTTTATGCCAAGAGAGGTATTGAAACTCAAAGAAGGCGTTAAGGTAAACAAATGGACAAGAAGGCTTATCAGAAAGGCATACCGAGAGAAAAGGCAAATGTATAAGACTTTCCATGAAAAGGAAGTAGAAAGGATTATGGGTTGGCAACGCAAGGGAATATCCCCAATTGATAGTTTTGCCGAAACGATGAAACAGAAATTTCCTGACGAGTTCCGAAGGGAATATTTGAACGAGCCTATTCCAGAGAACGATGCTGTTTTCAAAGGACTTCCTGAACTTGGTAGATATTCCAAAGTAAGACAATTGGACAACGGACTCAAACCAGGATTCATAATCATTGATGATATGGACGATTCTATGCCTAATATCCGTACCAAGCAAGAAGAATTGGAATGGATAGAACGTGTCAAACTATGGCACGCTTCAATGATTCAACCCGATGCGAACGGAGATTGTTTTGCTCCGAAAGCGGTGATTAAAATCAAGGAAGGAGCTATCAGCCCAGATAAGTTGGAAGAGTTCAAACGAGAATGGAATAAACAAATGAAATCGGGCAAACCTTTGATTCTTGGAGAAGAAGCGACCGTTGAATTCATTCCGAGTAAAAGACCGCACCGACTACATAATCATCCAAAGAAGGAAATGGAACTTTGCGCTGAAGATGAGATTTGGAACAATACCAAAGCGCAAGTGAAATCTTTACAAGAGCGTATAAAGAAAGTTGAAAAGACAAACAAAGAATACATAGCAAGGATATGCCAATTGTCCCAAGAAAAGAAAATTGATAGAAGCAAAGAATATCTACTTTGCGCAGCTATCCGAAGAAAAGAGGAAAGGGATTGCCCGAAGGTATATTGGGAACAATTCCGAGATATATACAAAATAGAGCTTGGTTGGCGTCATCCAGACATTCTTCATAGATTTATCGGGGAAGTATCAAAAGACCCAGATGACCAAGGATTCTACACTTCAAAAGGAAGGTTTGTGACGAGAGAAGAAGGACTGATAATAGCAAGAGCCGCAGGACAGGTTGGAGATATTATCGGTGGAGTTCTAACAAGTGAAGATTTATATTGATTATGGACGGGAAAGCAAAAGACAAATTTTGAAAAGAGAATTAAGATATGAAAGCGACCTATAAACAAAAAGAGATTTGTGATTTGATAATAAATCAAGTTAGCTTTTGGAAGTCCTCAAATGACATAAATAGTCCAACGCATTATTGCGATAACTCCGAAAGCGTGAGAAGTATCGAAGGACTATCAGAGGAAGATGAAGAGGACTTAACAAACTTTCTTGATAACTTATTGAATTTTGTAAAGGAAAAGATATGACCGAAAAAGCATTAAAGAAACTCATCAAAGGTTACGATACAGAAGCGGTGCTCAAGAAGGATTCCCTGACTGAGTTCCGCATCTTTCTTTATTCAAAAAAGAAACGCTATCCGATTACAAACGCAATAGACAAAAAGGAAGATTGGAAAATAATCAGAATATCCGAGTATGACCCAATAGACGAAACCAAACCCAAGATTGTCATTTCATTACTCCGTTTGTATTTGAAGAAAGAACGTAGGAAAGTATAAAGAAACGCAATTAAATACAATACAAATACAAGTATTAAGAAGGAGTATTGTAAAAATAAATTGTAAAATATATGGAAGAAAGCAAAAGAATACCTATCCCAGAGGACGTTGTAAACCCAAAAGAGTATCTCAAATGGTACGCTTTGAATAAGCACCCGTTATTGAGAAATCCTTATCAAGCAACTTCGGATGGGGAAGAAGTAAACATAGCGATGCTACCTCATAGGCTCAAGAAAGCTATTGAGCATTTGTCTCCCAAGGAACAAGAAGATTTGCTAAACCTCAAGAAGCAATGGATTGGACTAAATTCCAAAAGAAACGTAGCAAAGGCGATGGCATATGGAAGAATGGGTTGTTTGGGCGGTAAGAAACCCGAAGAAGTACGGATAATGAAACTCACTCCTTTTGAGGAAGATATTATGGAGCTTCTTGGACGTATGTTTACCGTTCCCGAAGTAGTAAAGATTCTTGGAGAGGATAATGGAATTGTAATAGACGAGGACGATGTAAAGAAAGTCTTGAAGCGGAATATTGTAGAGATAGAGCGAAAGCGTGAAGAGTATCGCAATAAGATTACGGATGTCAGACTTTATAACAAACGCCCAAGGCTTGATGAGTTGGGTTGGATGTATAGTAAAATGAAAGCAAGGTATATTGCGCTGAACTCTATTGATGCCTACAATGCAATGCTACGGACGTTGGAACAAATACGCAAAGAATCCGAAGGAGACATTTTGAACATTAACGGAGTTCTTGACGTCAATATCGAAGTCCAAATACAAAATCATATCCAAAAAGAAATTCTCAAAACTATCAACCTCAAAGAAGTTATATTGGGACGTGTAGCGGCAAGGATGAACTTCAGCTTACCAAAATTGATTGCTGGGTTACATAATAGCTACTATGCGAAGTTTGTAGATATATCGGGAGACTATGACCCCGAAGCTGAAATGGTATATCCTTCAACTATGGCTTATGACTTTACTGCTATTGAGCGTCAATCAGGCAGAGAGGTACAAGACATCAAAGCCGAAGAAGTAACCGAGCAAGAGAAATCCTCAGCCGAACGTACAAAAGAGATGTTCTTGCGTAAGATAAGGAAGCAAAAAGAGGACTTGGAAAAACGCAACGCTGCCTTCGATGCAGAAGCAGAGATAGCAAAAGAAAAGATGAGTGAAGATATATATGAACCCGTGAAGCGAGGAAAGGGCAGGGCAAAGGATAAAACACCACCTTCCAAAGAGAAGCGGAGTGGGGCAAGGTTTAAGAATAGAGATTATTTCACAGGCGAATCTAAAAAGAAGAAATAATGTACTTACAAGAATTTATCAAACAAAACATTCCCAACGTAGAAAGTAGGGAAGATTTTAAGCAATATGTTTCTTTGAAAGAATGTCTTGTTGATGATAGTTTGTATAACCGCAAACAAGCAGCCGAACATTTTGAGAAATTTCTTGAATTGAAAGATAAGCTGTTTGATGAATCAATCGGGAATTATTTTGAAGAAAAGACAATGACAAATGAATCAAATAAAATCTACCAAACGAAACTTGCAGAAGCAAATAATGTTTTGTATAAGGTAGTAGATGATTTACAAAAAGAAGGAAGGAGCTTGAGAGAAATCGGAAAGCTCCTTTCAATTAAGAGAGCTGACGTGCTCAAGATTCTTCACCGAGACGTTGGTAATTTGTCTTATTCGGCAATATTACGCATTCAAAGTTCTTTATTACAAAAAAAATGAAACAAGATGGAGACCAAACCGAAGGTTGAGAGACAGCGTATCATGGAGCAAGAAATAGCGGCATTGTATGATCGTCTGTTACGTCAAGCCAAGTTCTACTATCCGAGAAGTAGAGATGACGCATACGACCTTTGTAATGATACGATGGTAAAGATGCTAACTAACCAAAACAAATTCCAAGAAGGTACAAACTTATATGGTTGGGCGTGTATGATTATGCGCAATCTCTTTATCAACGATTATCGAAGGACTTTCAGACAAGGCTTTGTAATGGAAAGCGAACAAGAAGGTGCGGATGTATTCGGACGGCTTGAACTCTTTGCTCCTGATACGGATGATTATTCAAGAGAATTGGACATACGGGAAGCAATTGACGCACTACCAGAGAACGAACGTGTTTGTATCAACTATCTGATTTGCGGTTATTCCTATGAGAGAATGGCGGAGATATTTGAAGTACCAATCGGAACGGTCAAAAGCCGTATTCATTTAGCAAGAAAGAAGTTACAAAAAGTCCTGACGAGATATTAGCAAAGTTCCTTAACAAAAGAAAGGAGTTGTTATGAAAAAGTTTGAGACTACAAAGAAAGGAATTTACAAATATGAGGTGTACGACTACAACGGCAATTATATACCTTATGAATTGAGAGTAGAAGTGTTGGGTGAATCCGATAGTGGAAAGACCTACCAAATCAAAACTCTTGAGGTAGGAGCTGGACGGCTTGAATACGTTGGAACGCTCCTTTGGGTTCATAAAAGAAAAGTAACAATTGTAAATGACAACGAAGATGGGACAAGTAGAAGCACCTCAGACTTATCTGAAGATAATGAGGACACAACTGGTTATTGGTGGGAAGAGGCATTTGGATAAGCGTACCGCCAAAGTAAGGGATTTGGAAGAGTATCGGAGACTCATACGTCAGGAACACGAAGGAGAAGCGTTGGAAGCAATCTTCTTTACCTACGAAGAAAGACCGATGCCGAAAGAACAAAGTAAATTACAAATAACAATTAAATACGAAAGAGATTATGTTTAACATTGGAACAATTTTTATAGCCGTCTTGATTATTATCATTTTAGCTATCTTTGTAACGTTATTCCGAATGGTAGGATTCACACGTTGGGCTATCATTGACGGTTTGCGTTTGAATCGGTTATTTAAGCAACCGAGAAGGGAAAGTTTGTCATTTGTGGAATTAAAGTCTCACGCAGCAAACGTTCTTTGGACGAAGATGAAAGTGGGCAAGCCTACTTATAGGAATGGTTCAAAGCTCCAAGAGATTCATCCATTATCCGAAGAACAAGGACATAAGTATGTAACAATAAGCCGTGATAATCGTCCATTCCAGAATGTTTGTCATATTCTTGTAGATACCGATATTGCGGGAATAGAAGTCAAAATGACCGTAGTTGCCCAAGATGCCAAAGCATACGAGAATATGATGAATATAATGGGTTGGAATTTGAAAGATGTTTTGAAGAATCTTCGAGCCGTTGATGCAGGGGATTCCGAAGCAAAGCAAAACATCATTGACCGATATATAGAGTATATGTTGAGGGAGATTTTGTAATCTAAATATTGTTTCATTATTTTGAAGCTCTGGTTTGAGAAAATCGGAGCTTTTTTGTTGTCTTTTCGTTAAAAAGTTACCAAGAAAAGTTAAATATTGGCGATTTACCAAAAAATAATTTAGAAAAAGTTTTGTAGATTAAATTATTGTTCGTACCTTTGTACCGTAATCAAGAACGAAACATCTGTTAAGGTTACAAAGTTAGAAACAATAAACATTAAAATATAAACTTATAAAATTTGGAAATTATGGCAACGAAAGTAAACAATCAGGTAAACGAGAGCGCAAACGAAGTAATGGACGCAAGAATCGTTAAATTGAATGAACTGAAAAGCGTAAAGATGGCAAACCTTTCAAAAGGTAAAAGACCTGCTGCGAAGGAAGCCAAAGAACTTGCAACGTATATCCTTAACAATTGGGATAACGAGTTTGAATTGCTCAAGATAAAGAGCGAGGATGTAAAGAATGAAGACCTTCAGAGCATCTTATCAAGTCGCTTGAACAATTTCGTAGAAGCGAAGAAGGCTTGTGAAGAAGCAGTCAAAGAAACTCCGAAGAAGGAGAAAAAAGCAAAGACTCAACCCAAAGATGAATCAACTCCGAAGGCAGAGGAAAAGAAACCGACCGAGAAGAAAGAAGCTACCAAACCAGCAACATCTACAAGGAAGGTTGGCGATATTCATAAGAACGGCAAATGGGTATGGACTGAATATGCTCCTGGCAAATTCGACTGGCGGACTATTCCGAGTATGAAGCAGAAAACAGGAGCAAAACCGAAGGTTGAAACCGAAGGTAAGAAAGCGGAGAAGAAGCAGACCGCTACAAAGTCAAACAAGGCTGAAAAGAGCACTGCTAAGCAAACGAAGAAGGGTGAGCCGAAGAAGAACTCACCCGAAGCTCCGAAAGTGCTTACAATTGATGAATTTGTGGCTCTGCCCGTCAAGACTGCTAAAACTAACAAGAAACCTTCACCAGCTCAAGCCGAAGCGTTGAAACTTATCAATAAAGGTTATCGGATAACGGCTGACCAAAAATTCTTTGAGAAGGATGGAGACCGCAAGAGTTGCAATATGGATAGCGTTACAGCGATGTTCAAGAGATACGGCATTAATTACATTCCCGAAGGACTTATCATCAAATAAATAGCAATCATGATACTGAAATTAGAAAGCAATCCAGGATTGGTCAAAGAAGGTGATTTAGTTTTGTATTTGACCCATAGAAAAAGTGGAAAGACGATAGCTCATTTGGGAGAATGCGTCAAAGGTTACGGAGAAGGATATTGCGTGAGAAATTTGAAAACAGGCAAAATTGATTATCCTTATACTCAAGATACAGTATTGGTAAATGAAGGCATACAAGCGTTCGGAGTTTCTTCTCAAATTGTAATATTAAACAAAGTATGAAAAAGACCCAAGTCAAGAAGGTTAATCAAGGCACATACTTCAAATTAACCGAGAGCGAGAAAGCACCCGTATGGGTACGTGGAGAGTTCATCAGACAAGCCCAAAAGTATTCGTGCTACAAGTTTGACGATGTAAACCACGAGAAGCTGATGAAAGGTACGCAAACAATATTCGTAGATTTTGAATTTTGATATGAAAGAGAACAGCTTGGTCATAGAACTTCAACACTTTGCAGGATTTATGGAAGGTAGGCAAAAGAAGTTCTATGACCAAATGATAAAAGACGCAAAGCCTGTTGAGGTTGTAAGGCTATCCGAAGTATTCACGCCAGAGCAAATAGACTTTATTAGGAAGGCGGTGCGACCCAAAGCAAAAGAGTGTTATCGCAATGCTCATCTGCTTACTTCTATCTTTCCCGAAGCTCTTTATGTGGAAGGAAAAATGACGTGCTGTAAATGCTTCGGAATCGAGCATGCTTGGAATAAGATAGGCGACAAATACATTGATATTACTATGGAGCTTGTATTACACCGAGACCCAACCAAAGAGGAATATATGAGTTTGGGCGAATATAGCGAGGACGTGATATCACCCATAGTCTTGGAGACGGGATTTTATGGAAACATATATCCCATAGTTTATAACAGAAACAATCGTAAATAAAAATTGATATGGCAAAGATTTATAAAGCAAACGGTGAAGTGTTAGACATAGAGCCGAAGAACGGAACAGACTTTCAACTGGAAGAATTACAAGCAATCGTAGGCGGTTTGATAGACTGTCAAATGACAAACGATGGTAATGATTTGATTATATTCAATGACGAAGGTAAGCTGATGGAACTTCCTTACAACGAGAATGCAACAGAGATTTACCAAGAAAGAGTTTATGAAGGAGACTTCTTGGTTGGTGATGTTTTAATTTGTAAAAATAGTGAAATGTTATAATATGGGAAAGTTATATGACCGATTACAGAAGCAATTGAAGATAGAGGAATACAAGCAAGACGCTGAGGACTGTCTCAAGATATATGAGAAGCTCAAAGAAATGAACAATGGTAGCGTTTGGAACTTACAATGGCAACAATTAGTAGATACGCACTTCAAAGGCTTTCCGAGCGATGACCGAAGATACAAGCCGAGCCCAATTGGTTACGTGTTTCTGAAAGGCATTGAAGAAAAGAAGGAGCGTGAAGCAGGAGTTCGGTGCATACCAGTACAAATGGCTATTATGAGTCATCTATCGGATGCTCAGGAATCAATGAGATATACGCAAGGAAATTATCCTGGTACGGAAAGAGCTAACAATCATATCAACTTCGCAAAACAATTAGTATTAACATATCCTGATACGTCAATCGAAGTATCGGAGAACGAATTGAACGAGCTATGGAAGCAAACAATAAAGTAGCAATGGAGACCCTTCAAGACAATCTTTCCTTATCAGAGGAAGAGAAGTTGAGAAGAGTCAAAGAAGCTAAGGGAGGCACGTGGTATGACGGTTGGAGACCTTATTGTATGATGTGCGACTTCGGAGGAAGAATGGACCAATATCCGTACGGATTCAGATGCCCGAATTGCGGCAATCTTATAGGATGGAATTTAACAAGGTTACAAGAATCACCACTAAACAGATAAATTATGGCAGACATAGTATATTGTAATAAAGAGCAAGCAGAGAAGATTTTACAAACTTACTTTGCACATAAGCCAGTAATCACCCGTGTATCGAAGGATGATGAAGACGGTATCTATTTCATAACCGCTAAGACAATTCCAGGCATGCTACGCACTGAATGGCAGTATCGGGGAACGGTAACCAACGGAGAAGCCTGTTTTGGCGAGGTACACAAAGGCAATAGACGTTATGACCTTTCATATGGTTATTCCGAAGAACTAATGAAGCCTTTGAATGACGCTTGTAGAAAAGCCATAGAAAACTATGAGAAGGGTTGCGACTTATTTTTGAATGAAGAAGTTCAGGAAATCAAAGCTGCTGGAGAGAATATCAAACAAGTCGTTAAAAGCTCCGATAAGAAAGCGTACATATTATGTATTATATTGTTATTTTTAGTTATAATTTGGTTACTAATTTAACAAAGTTATAAATAATGTGAGTTCGTTGAAGTGTTTAGAAAAGTACGTTTGGACAGGGGTTCGATGCCCCTCACCTCCACAATTGATTATCCGTAGTCATGCGAATCAAGCAGAGACTGAAAGGTGAGTTAAACACGGAGCAAGAAGAAGGAGCTGACTCAAGGTATAAGTAGCAACGATTTATCGGAGAGCTTGCCGAAGTAGAAAAGCAAATGCTTGTAATCAATTCGTTTCTCCTTTCGTAAAAATGAGTGGTGGATTTGCTTAACCAGCAGCCCTGAGTTTGTAGGCAGCTCTTCAAAAACCTTCACAAGGGGGTGAATGGATTTGACAGCGTATGAGTATGATTCACAGAGAGCTTACAAAAGTCCTAAATGGCAAAACAATTCAAATGTTTCCTCAACAGCTAAGAGCCGTTGCGTAAACCGAGACTTGGGGCAAGCGAAAGTTGCCCCTTTTCTTTTTTTTAGCAAAGTTATTTTAACAAAACAAATAATTTATGACAAGAATAAATAGTGCTATATCAGTAAGACGTTTAACAGATGAACATTTACTTGCTGAACATAGAGAAATAAAGAGATTGCCTGCTTGCTTCGTTAAATCTTATACAAGCGGAGCTTTGAAGAGAATACCAAAGAAGTTTTGTTTGGGAACTGGACATGTTACATTCTTCTTAGACAAAGCTCAATTCACTCTTGACCGTTACAAACAAATACACGAAGAATGTATCAGGCGTGGTTTCAACGTTCCAGACTATTCCGAAAATTGGGAACAAGTTTTAATGAAAGATTATTGGAACAGTTACGTTCCTACGGAGGATGAGAAGGAACTACTGATTCAGCGTATTTCGGAAAGAATACAAGGCAGTAGCAAGACTTTCTTCCATTATGAAGGTAAATCTATCACTAAAGATAAAGCAATTGAATTACTAACTAAAAACAATGTTATATGACAGGACAATGGTTCAGGTGTTTCTTAGGAATACACAAGAAGAAAATTCAATCAACCGAAACGGTTACAAATGTAAGGAATGAAGAAGTGGGAAAGAATTTCATAAGCGTATGTGATAATTGCGGTCACGTCTCTTCTAAGTTTATCAGTAACAAGATAGAAGAAATAAGGAGGTATTGATATGAAAATCATTATTGTAATTTGCGTTTTAATTTTATTTTATGCTTTTGTATTTTGTTTCAATTATGGAGCTGGTAAACAAAATAAAATATACGATGAAATGATGGAAAATAATAAAACTTTATCTGAAGCCTTACCAGAATTGGAGGCAATAGCAAAAGAACTTGGAGTGAAAGTTAATAACGGCAAGGTGTTAGAAGAATACTTCAAACGACACCCTGAAGAAAAATCAAAATAACATGGGTAGAAGGTTAATCATTTTGGTAGCTCTATTTATAGTGTCAAGCTGTAACGTGAACTGCTATAAAGAAGTTACAAGAAAAGAAACAAAGAAGGAAATTAAACAAAAGCCGAGTGAATGGGATATATTCATTCAGGCACTGATTCAAGTTGAAAGTGAAGGCAAAGAAGATGCGGTTGGTACCAAGAACGATGTCGGGATATTACAAATAACACCTATATTCGTGAAGGACGTCAACCGCATTCTTGGTGAAGATAGGTACACGCTTGCCGAGCGTACCGATACCGAGAAGAGTTTGGAGATGTTTGAAATCTTACAAGGTCATTACAATCCCAGCAAAAGTATTGATAAAGCGATTAAGCTCCATAATCCAAGAGCTGGGCAAAGTTATCGTATAAAGATAATGAATCAAATGGAAATTATAAAATCGAATTTATCATGACAAAAGAAGATTTCAAAAAGAAGTATCACGGCAAGTCCGTAAAGATTGAGCCGTCAATGCAAGTTCAGCATCTTGGAGAGATAGCTGAAAGACCGAGAAGGATTCAAGAAATGTGTAAGCTCATGGGCTTGGAAGCTCATCAAGTTACCGTTCCAGCTCCGTATCTACTTATCACAATAGTAGATAAACAACAAGAGTTCAAAACAAACGCTGAACCACTTACTCCAATAGATGAGCAAGAGTTCTTGGATGATTTCAAAGAAGCTCACGAAGAGTTGGAGTTTGGTAGAGCAAAGAAACTACTTGCTGACTTCAAGATTGAGTACGGAGAAATAAGCAAGAGCCCAACCGATGTTAAGAACGTAATGAGTACTGGATTCATTCAGGCTTATACTTCTAACGAAGCGAGCTTATGGTGGCATCCAATGGGTAGGCGTGTTTTCTTTGTTCGTGGAGAAGGAGCGTTTGAACTTACAGACAAACCTAAGGAAGAAGACCATGTTTGATTTCATAGATTGTTTCTTTGATATAGGATTGGGAAACTTATCAAGGGAAACTTGGCGTAATAGGCAACATTACGATAACACTCAAGAGCCGAAAGAGGTTTGGAGCGGTACGCCAAAAGACCGATTCACATCAGAACAAAGAGAGTATCTTGACAAAATAAAAACATTAGCAGTAGATGTAGAGTATGAAGAAATTCAAAGTTAAGTTCTTTGGTTCAAAGAATCGTAAAGAACAAATTAAGCAAGTAAAAACCGAAGTTGAAGCCGAGAGCCGTTCAAAGGTTGAGGACGTTCTCAGACATGAGCACGGTTACGAAGTCATCAACGGATTAAAGATTCATGAGTATGAATAAGGCAACGAGAATCGGACTATTCATTTTGGGAGCTTTACTGACCTTGACTCTATTCAAGGGTTGCGGACAATACGAACGTAAAGACCCAAAAGCGGTTATCTATCGGGAAAAGGTAAGCGAAACGGATTCAACAGAGATATGGCGCAACGTAAAGTATGAGCTTGTAAGCGTTGAGCACGATACGGTGAGGAAAGTTACAAGACCAAGAAACAATTTGGAGATTGCAGCACCCAAACCAATACCGATGCCCGAAGATAGAATTGACTTGAATGATTATCTTGGAACACCAGACGATGGTACTGATTGGAACTACACCGAGATAAGCGAGGAAGAACAAAAGTATCTTGATGATTTAGGTATATATTGGGATTCGGGAAAAGGATATTGGCGAATGAAGCAATAATCAATTATAGAAGGAGTATAATTCAAACATGGAGTTATGCTCCTTTTAATTTTACAATAATATGAAAAGTCTTTATGTAGATGCAAACAGCCGTACCGTCCAATGTGCACGATTGAGCATTGGGTTAAACGTAAATGCGGCAGGGGTTGTAGCTCAAATAGAGCCCAACCAGTTTATCCGAGTTAAGGCAGTAGGCGGTGATGCCGTTATACGTCAGGAAAACCAGTCAGGTGATGGTGTACTTCTTTCCGAAGGAGAAACTGAATATTTCTTTATTGAATCTCACCTTGAGCTTGTAAGTGGTCAAATCAATGTAATGTATTAAGCCATGCTGAGAATCGGGAAAATAGGCAAGCTCACGAGCCGCCAAAAGCCTAAAAAGGCAAGCACTCCGTAACGCAAAAGAAGTTACCAAAAGTTAAAAGCGAAGTTTTTACCAAAATTCTTCGCTTTTTATTTTGTAGTTTGTAAAATAGTTCCTACCTTTGTAACAGAAACATTAAAATTACAAAGATATGAAAACGGAATCGAAGTATTACATTGACTACATTTACAACAATCCTTCTGGTGCTAACTTCTACTTTCAGTTAGTTAGACGTTCTGATGAAGCGATATTGTACGCCAACCCGAATTTAGATTTTGTTAAGATTCGTTGTTGGGAGTTGGGAATAAGCAAAGACGATGTTGTAATATTATGAGAACACGTACTTTCATAATAGTCTTGCTGGTAGCTCTATTCGGGAGCTACCTATATATCAAACTTGTTTGGGGAAGTTTCGGAGCTTTTATGACAGCGTGTTTGATAAAGTCCGCTATCGGAATAGGATGTTTGGTTGTTATATTGTTAACAACGTTGATAATATCAAAAATTAATCGAAAATGAAAATTGTTATGCGAATATTGTATGCTATTGACGGACGTTTTGGAAATAAAGTTCTGAAACCTCAATACAGAAGCTGGTGGAGATTATTTACCTACGGAACGTTGACTGTATTGTTCTTGAGATTTATTATGTTCCCTATATTGGATTGGTGGCAAGGAGTTGTAGATTTTCTAAACTATGTAATTTGGGGATGAAAATCGAAACAGCCGAAAAGGTCATCAAGAAGATGTCTTGGGAAATAACGAAGCAAGAAAGATTCCTTGGACTTGTAGCAAGAGCCAATCAGATGAAGCCCAAAGACCGTGAGAACGTATTGAAGGGAGCTTGTTGTATTGACGGTACAATCGAAACCCAAATCAAGTTTGCGATGGATAAGAGAGCGAGACTGGTGAAGGCACGTTCAATTCTATCGAAACGATATGGAATAGCAATCTATTAACCACATTTGCTGACGATTAACCGAGAGGATGAAAGGAAATATCTTCACGGATAACGAAAGAGGCAGAGCAATCAAATTTTAAGCATCATGGAAGATATTAAACAAAGACAGATTGAACAGCTCCAACGTGACATAAGGATTCTGGAAGAAATTATTTCAGGCAAGATGGAGAATTACACCAGTCATCCAATTCCAGTCCTCAAAGAAGGTTTATCGAAGTACCAATCAGATTTGGCGAGGTTACAAGAAAACGTTGGGAAAGGGGGGTATTAAGGGGGGTTCTTCACGAGCGTATGCGAGTGCACGAGGAAACAAGATTTTCAAGATAATTGAATATAGTTTCTTTGGGCACTTTCTTTGATATATAAGGGGGTTCATGAACCAACGTTACTTCTTTCCAGATATAAAACAAAGACGATATGGAAATTGTAAAGAAAATAGCAAAATGGATTCTCCGAGAGGAACTGAACGACCTTCAGTCCACCGTGAATAAGCAAGCCCACGAAAAGGTTGAAATGAACAAGAAGATAGCGAGTTTGAGAGAAAGTTTGTTTGGTTCAAGAAAAGTCCTACTATCCCAGACGATGGTAGAATGTATTGTTAAAATGCTACCTGACCCGAACAAAGCAGGTTGTGGCGGTTTAACTTCTTCGGACTTGAAGATACGAAACATGAATTTTGTAGATGAACTTGGTGGACGACAATATCAACGCTCCGTTCGATTCGTTCAGGCTATCGGAGACGATGAACGCCTACAAGGTTTAACCATAAACATATCCGAATACAATATCAATGTGTTCGTTCCGTTGAGACGGGAGAATGTGAGTTATGAGGTATTTGGAGTACAAATCGCAATAGATACTTACTTTTGGGACTTGTATGGAGCAGGCATACGAATGTTGAGCAACGAAGCCTTTGCAATTAGTTCCGAATTTATCAACGCTCAGCGTAATGTTATGAAAGAATTTAGAGAACAAGGATTGTTATGAAATTAAGCATTTGGCAAGAAGGTCAAGACGATATTCAAGAAAAACTCCGTGAATATCCGAGCCTTCAAGAATACTACAATATGGTAGCAAAGGAGCTTGGTTGTAAAGTTGAAGATATTGTTTGTCTTGCCGTTCACCCTGATAACGAGATGAGCGATGAGGAAGGTTGGCAAGTGGAATCATTCTTTCCAATAGGGGTTGACCTTCAAACCGAGATTATTGATGACGATTATCATACCGATGATTTTGCTGTTGGTAGAGTCATTCGTCTCAAGCATGATGGAATTGTATTCGTGGCTGAAACAAATGCTTCTCCTTGGTTCGTGTATGCTAATCCAAAAGGTATAGAAATATGAAAGTAAGATTAAGCCAGATTGAGGAAGGAAGCGGAAAGCCGATGTTCACCCGAAAGCATAAAGGAACGACAAAGAAGAAGCCTTTGATTGGAGACATAGACGAAGATGATGAAGAGGATTTGGACGATGACTTCAACGACAATGAGGATGAAGGCAAGAAGCGGTTATCAAAAACAATGCTTCACTTCAAAGACGAAGGAATAACCATATCAGCTTGGGACTTACATACCATTGAAACTGATATGCGATTCGTAGAGAAGCCGAAAGCCCACTGGGAGTTTGGAATCACTATCAATAAAGGATTGAATCCCAGTCAGTTTATCAATAAAACCGACCTTTCTATGTGGTATTTAAGCGAGGAAGTAAGGGATGATAAAATGGCAAAAATGCTGGAAATCCTTAAAGTAGAAGGACTCAACGTTATTGAGATATAGAGAACGCAAGTATATAGTGTTTGAATATTGTTTAATTTAACAAATTGTAAAATGAAAAAGTTTGAATTAGTGCAAGCAATTGCCAAGGAAACGGGTTACACCCAAGAAGTGGTAAACAATGTGGTTGATGCAATGCAACCGATTATCGCAAACGCTTGTATCGAAGAAGGAGATGAAGTGAACCTGCCTGAGCTGGGTAAGTTCAAACGACAGGTGTTCACGGCACGTAAAGGACGCAACCCGTTGACGGGCGAAGCTCTTGACATTCCCGAATCACACACCGTTGGCTTCAAGGCTACAACCAAGCTGAAGAAAGTTATTCAGCCTAAGAAAGCCGCAAAGAAGGGTAAAAAGTAAGCATGCTCCATCAAATGCTTTTTGAGAACTGGGTTTTGGCGAGTTTAAGTCAGCCCAGTTTTCTTTTTGCCCAAAGTTTATAATTCCAGAAGATTAAACAATATTATAATGAAAGCAATAACGGAGAAAGAAAAGTTACCAAAGTTTCTTATTGTGAACGGAGTTCGTGAAACTCAATCTTACAATAAGCATCTTTTGAAGCCTTGGAAGAAAGGTGAACTTGTAAAAGTTGCTCCTTTTGAAGAGCAGGTCAGAAACGATAAGTATGACGACCAATTGAAATACGTCAAGCCAGACAACAATCCTTTGCACTTTCGACAAAAGTATGTAAAGGTTATCCGAAAGGACGACAACGGTGAATGGACTTTGACTTACATAGCAGGATGGGAATATTTTGATATGTTAAAAACTAATAAAAAGAACAAAAAATGAAAATCAGGAGATTTATTTTGAACCGCATCTTGAATTCGAGACAGAGAGAAATGATTTGGGCAGCGTTGCTATTTTCGGCTCACACCTACAAAAGACGTGGGAACATGGAAGGATTTGCCGCTGTAACAAGAGTGTTGGACGAAACTCAACCGATTCTGGGAGTTAAGGAAAGGACTTGGACAAGAGAGGAAGTTGAAGCCTTGATTGAGGAAAGCTCCGAGCACATCAGCCGAAAGATTAACGAGATTGCCCAAGACGCATACAAGAAGGGTGTGCATGCAGGGCGTTCCGAAGCTATCCAAGAAAGAATCAAAGAAGACACCGAACACGCTCATCACATTGAAGAGTTTGCTGATACGCTCCGACCTTTTGGAATCGTCATTGGTGTAAGACGTGGCGAGGATTCCGAAGGACTTCAACCAGGTCATGAGTTCTCAAAGGAGAAATGTGAAGGATGCGAGAACAAAGAAGATTGTGAGCTTTACAATGTGGTTCTCAAAGACGAATTTGAGTCAGCCGAAGGAGAGGACGAAAAGAAAGAGAACGGCACGGAGAAGGCAGAAGAAACCGATGAGCATGCCGATACCGAAGAAGGAAAGACCGAAGGTGAAGACAAACATGAGTAGTCTCCTGTTATTCCATATATAATCCGAATACCGTGTACAAGGTTAATAACTACGTTCACGGTATTTTAATTTAACAAAAGTATGATAACAAGTAATTATATTGTTCACGACTGCGAAACGGGTGGATTGGATTGCGAAAAGAATCCCATTACCCAATATGCTTGCATTATTCTTGACGGTAAGACTTTGAAGGAGCTTGACCGATACGAGACATTTGTAAAACCTTATGCTGATTTGACGATTGAAAAACAAGCTCTTGAAAAGACTATGGTAAGTATGTCTGATATCAAGAATGGAGTTCCTGTCAAGGAGTTCATTGCTACAACTCACGACCTTTGGAAACAATATCAATCAAAGGCGAAATGGGAAGATGCCCGAAGGTTAGTATCAGTTGGGCACAATATACCATTTGACCACCGTATGCTTGAATGGGCATTCCGATATTGCAAGAAAGGAAGTATTTGGAATTTGCTACAAGATAGCTTTATTGATACTATGGTATTAACGAAGATGACTTGGGGAATTAACGGAAATGAAAAGATTACACTTTCAGATGCCGTTCGATATGCCAAGTTGAAGATAACGGATGCTCACGGAGCTATGAATGACGTAGAGGCAACCGCAGACCTTCTACGTTGGTTTATGAAGAAGCTCCGAAGTAAGAAGGGAGAAGCGAGTGTTGAGAAAGAAGTTAAGGAACGTTTGAAAGGTCAGGAGTTCTTTGAGTTTCAATGCGGCGGTAAAACTCCAAAATAAAACTTACCAAAGTTTATATAACAAAATTGTAAATCAAATTGATATGGCACGTGCAACAGTTGACGAAGTAAGAGCTGGATTGGAATTGGCTCTTGAAGAGATTCTAAATGTCCAAAACATGAATGTTTGGATAAGTGTTAAAGATAGACCAATTGGTAAGATTCTTGAAAGCGCAGGAGTTGAGAAGAAATACAACCCATACGTTATGAAGGCTCTTGTTAAATTAGGATTGGTTGAGGAAGAAGGACAGCTTGGCGGTAAAATGTATAAAATCAAGTCCAAAGTCATTCCCGATGTAAAGTATTTGGTTAAGAAGATTCACGAAGAAGCCAAAGCCGAACGGAAATCATATTACACTCCAGTATCGGAGCGAGAGGAAAAGCAATTTGACGGTTATCCTACTTCAAAGCCTTCCGACCTTAAACCAAAACGCCCATACAAGCGCAAAGATGCGCATCAATCCGAATACTCTTCACCAGCTGTTAAAACGACACGCCAAGTAATTATACCAAATTTGGGTGATATGAGATTCTTGATATATGAAAACAATATCGTAGAAGGAAAGATTGTATCACTTCACTTTGGAGAGGACGGCAAGAAAATTATGTATAATGTTGAGATAGTTAATACATATTGGATTAAGATGCAAAACGCTCCGAAGGTAGAAATCAAAGAGGACACGAGAGATTATGATGGCGAAGAAGATGACGTTGAACCAACAAAGTATCTTGTATTGAGAGATATGAGCGTGAAAGACTTATTTGAAACACCCGCAATTGCTGCTGAATATCTGGTACGTCATTCAGTCAAATACATTAAGAAGTAACATTATCAAGTATAATAAACAAAATCGTAAACGTTATGTCAGAATTGGAAAAGAAAACAGAAGAAGCTCCGAAGCGTAAACGCAGAACGAAAGCGGAGCTTGAAGAAGCAAAGAAAAACGGCACGTACAAGCCGAGAAAGAAAGCTGTGAAGGAAGAAGTGCCGAACGAGACGAAAGCACCCGAAGAACATGCCGCCAAAGCTCCTATGAAGCCTGAGCAGAGTGTTCTTATTATGGCGTGTTTGAATCCGACCGTAGCAAGAGCCGCAACGAAAGCAGCCCATGATGCGGGAGTCAAAGTGGTCATTCTTGAAGACCGAGTTATTCACGACTATTTGGAAGTAAGAGAGGGTGAAAAACCTCAAGACCTTTCCGACTTCTTGAACAACGCTTCAAACCGTCTACATGCTGAAGACCAATGTAAGAAACTTTATGCTATCATAACAAAGGGTGGACGCATTGAAGATTCGGTTGGAAGAGTATTCACGGCAAGCGAGGTTGTGAAAGCTACAAACTTGACTCACTCAAAAGCGAGAGCCGTGTTTGACCTTCTCAGAGCGTTCGGACTTATTAAGTTCACCAAAGGAAACTTCCAATTTATGTTCACATTCTCCAACGACCTTCGGAGAAAGACAATCAAAGAAGAAGTTTTGGGAATGTTGAAAGTTATCAACGTGGACATCCAAAGATACCGAGCTTCAATATACAATGACGATTCTTTAACACCAGAGCAAAAACATGAAATGTATAATGGTTTGGCCAAAGATTTGGACGAGGTATTGGAGTTCTAATAATTCATAATATAGTGTGGGAGCTAACAAGGAGCAATCTTTGTTAGCTTTTGCCGTTTTAAGACGTTTGTTTATGTTAGTAGATTCTTCAGGCACTTTGTTACTTCAAACTCCGATGCACCGATTGGAGTGTTTGAACGTTGTTGATGAAATAATCGAAGGACTTGATGAGCGAGGAATCAACGAGCTTTTGGAAGGCTCAGAAGGAGACTTGGATTTTGTTATTGATAATTTAGTCCGAGATACTTTTGAGGTAATGTACACGGGAAAGACTGATATTGACTTTTCTCCTAAATACACCGACCGTCTTTCAGAATCAATTGAGGAAACGTTAAGGACAAGAAACCTTACATATTTTATCACTTCGGTGATGCCCGACTTTCAATTGTCTTGGCATCATTTGGAATGGGGAGACTTGGTGCACCGGTATAGGAAGCTGTGTATTGAGGCAGCACGTGACCATGGTAAATCTTTCTATTTCTCCAACGCTTATGCAGCTTGGCAATTGTACAAGTATGCCCGACCGAAGGGAACAATATTTTCAGCCAGACCTACCAAATCAAATTCCAATCGTGGATATTTGTTTAGCTTCTCACTCCAGCAGTCCGTTGACCTCATGGAGATTCTCAAAGGAACAATTGAGAGCAACGATATATTGCGACAAAGGCTTTTCCCAGATTCAAAACAAAGCGGAGCTTGGGCAAGTACGAATATAGTATGTAAGAACGGAGCGAGATTGACGTGTAAGGGATTCGGGTCATCAGTACGTGGTGCTCACCCGTTCTGGATAGTCGTAGATGACGGCTTAAAAGATAACGTCATATACAGTCAGCTACAAAGGCAGAAAAGCATTGATTATTTCCATTCGGTTATTATGAACATGCTTGTGCCAGGTGGGCAGATTATTGTCGTTGGTACTCCATTCCACGCTTCGGACTTATACGGAGACTTGAAAAGTAAGAAGGGTTGGTTTGTTATTGAATATCCTGCTATCTTTCCTGATGGTAGAATCCTTTGGCCACAGCGTTGGAGTTTCTTTGACCTTCTTGATAAGAGAGCTTCACAAGGTAACATAATATTTTCCCGTGAGAACTTATGCCGACCAATTACCAATGAGGCTTCTATATTCCCATTGAAGGTTTTGGAACGTTCTTTATTGCGTATGGAAAATTATGTTTTGGTACGCAATCGTGATGACTTCCCAATGAAGTTTAATAAGGTTGTTACGGGTTGTGACTTCGCAATATCTGCAAACGTAGGAAGCGACTACACGGTATTCACAACTTGGGGAGTTGATGACGAGACGGGAGAACGCTGGTTATTAAACTTCCACCGACAAAAGGGAATGACCTTCAACGAGCAAATGCAAGTTCTACGAGGAATCAACGCAAGATTCCGTCCAGATACGATGATATTGGAACAAAATACCTTCCAACAGATATTCGTACAGGAGAGCGACCGTCAAGGACTTCCAGTGGTTGGTCATACTACGGGAATAGATAAGTATGATTTGAAAACTGGATGGCCAGGCTTGAGCATAGATTTTGAAAGAGGAAAAATTCACATACCAATTGGAGATGATTATTCAAGAAATGTAAAAGATTTGATTTTCTCTGACCTTGGTTCTGTAGCCTTTACCGATAAAGGACTTGAGTCAGTAGGAGAGCATGATGATATTTCATCCAGCTTCTGGTTGGCCAAGTTAGGAGCTAATTTAATAACAACAGGATTCAAATATACATTCTTATGATAGATATACAAAATATATTAGTAAACAAGATAGGTGTTGATAAACTTCTTCACCTATCATTTTGCGGTTGGATAGTTAGTTTTGTACAACCTATTTTATGGATGATTTTAGTCACCATAGTTTTAGGAATAGGAAAGGAGTTAATTGATTTATTTATCCGTAAATCTGCCTTTGACTACAAAGATATGCTTTGGACTTGGTCAGGTGGAATTATAACAATAATTATTAAATTTTGATATGAAAAAGAGACAAGTAAACATCATCCTAAAAGGATTCGGAAAGTTACCGTTGTATGCTACGGAGCATGCTGCTGGAGCAGACCTTTATTCTGCAAATGTTCAAGACATTGTTCTTCAACCTATGGAACGTAAAATTATACCAACTGGCGTATTCATAGAATTGCCGATTGACGCTGAGGCTCAAATTAGACCAAGAAGCGGATTGAGTGCAAAGAAGGGAATTGTTGCTATTTTTGGTACAATAGATTCCGATTATCAAGGAGAAGTTGGAATCATAATAATCAATTTGAGCAATGAGCCTTTCATAATTGAACGTGGAGAACGTTTGGCTCAAATGGTTTGTAATGGAGATGGTGGACTTTTCCAAGCAGATTGGAATCAAGTCGAAGACTTCTCCAGAGAATCTGAAAGAGGTACTGGCGGATTCGGTCATTCAGGAATGAAGTAATGGAACAGTTCAGGCAATTTACTAACGTCAAAGGCTTATTTATCGGGGTTGACTTCGGTAGAGGTGAAGACTTTGCCGTTGAAACTCAAATACAAAAGCAACCCGATGGTAGCTTGAAGATATTATCAAGTAATATCATTGGGCGTTCGGCAGATATGAGCGAAGAAAGAAAACAACAAATTTGTAAGAGATATGAAAGACTTTGCGAAAATGAAGCCGTTGAGCAAAAATCAACTTGACGACCTTACTGACGGATTGGTAAATGCTATGCGTTATTCCAATCCAGAATTTGAATATCCAGAGTATGACGGAGCGAAGCCAGACGATAGCGTTCCAGCGGAATGGTTTTATCCAATTCATAACGGAACAAATTCATTCTCCGAGCTTACAGCGATACATATGTATGTTACTCAAGAAGCAACCTTTGATGATATAGGAGAGTTGATGTTGGGAATTGGTATGACCGAAATGAAGCATTACGACAAACTTTCCGACTTCATAAAGAAATTGGGCGGTAAGATTGACCAACGCTTCAATAATTCGGGCGTTACCGTAGGAAAGGACGCAGTTGAGGCTTTGACCATTGCTATCGGAGCTGAAAAGGAAACAATTGCGTTCTATGAAAAGATTCAAACAAGGTTAAAGGAAGTAACGGAAACCAAAACGGTCAAGATAGCTTTTCAGCTTACTTCAAAACTTATAGCCGATGAGGAAGTTCATTTGGAGTTGTTGAAAGAAAGATTAAGACTTTTGGCGGACGAAGAAACCTACAAAAGTATAATTGATGAAGATTGAAACTTTCATATTGAACATTCTCCGAAAGATAGAATCACTGAAAGATGGCATGATAGCATACGCCTATCTGGACGGAAATGCCCCGATGACTCATACATGGTATTTGGTGTGCCTTAATGACTACGAAATGTATATGAACGATAAAAGGCTCAAGGCTCTGATGAACGCTTGGCACAAGGCAGGAAAAGCATTGGGAATTAAAGTCATTTTTGCATATTGCAATCCGAGCGAGGAAAAGTTGAACGAGTTGGCTGAAAAAGACAACCTATTCTTGAACGTGTGAGCCGTATTGCTATTTTGCGAAGGGAGTAACCTGTGAAGGCTATTCCCTTCTTTTTTTTGGTGCCCAAAGTTAAAAAGATAAAATAAATGACAAAAAGTTTTGTAGTTACAAAAATACTCCGTAACTTTGTAACATAAACTTAAATAAATTGGATTATGGCATTCATACCGAGCAAATATCAAAAGACCGTTTACACTTACATCAAGATAGGTAAGGGCAATGCGGTTATTGATGCAGTAGCAGGTTCAGGGAAATCTACTACCATAGTGAATGCGCTCAAACAAATACCGAGCGCAAAGAGAGTTTTGTTTTTGGCTTTCAATAAAGCTATCGTTGAAGAACTGAAAATCAAAATCGGAAATCTACCAAACGTTGATATTAAAACACTTCATAGTTTGGGAGCTTCTATTTGTATGAGGAATTTGAATTGCCAAATACAAGATGATAAGTATAAGATTTGGGTTAATAACGGAGTGAATTATAGCAATCTTGTTCCGACCGTTCCACTTCCAGATGAGCAAATGGGTACGTGGAAGCAAAATATCTTAAAACTTATAGACCTTGGCAGAGTTAATTTGGTAAAGACGAAAGAAGCGTTGGAAGATTTATCATATAAACATGATATAGACCTTCTTGATAACGAAGCCGACCTTGCCTTGAAGGGTATTCAATGGGGAGAGCGAGAAACGGCAACCATTGACTTCACGGATATGATATATTTCCCGAACGTTAAACAATTGAAGATATTCCAATATGATTGGGTATTCATAGACGAGTGCCAAGACTTAAATGCGGCTCAAAGGGAATTGTTCTTGAAATGCGTTAAGCCGAAAGGAAGATTTATTGCGGTGGGAGACCCACGCCAAGCAATATACGGATTCGCTGGAGCGGACGTTGAAAGTTTCAATCTTTTGAAGAAGATTCCGAATACAGTGAAACTTCCACTATCGGTTTGTTATCGTTGTGATGCGGACATTATAAATTTAGCCAAAGAGATAGTGCCTCAAATAGAAGCACGTGATGGTGCACCTTCGGGAGAAGTAAACCGAGATTGTAAGATGGCAGATATTCAAGACGGTGATATGGTGCTTTGTCGTCTTTCAGCTCCTTTGGTTAAGTTGTGCATGAAATATATCGGTTCAGGCGTTAAGGCTTATGTCAAAGGAAGGGATATTGGAACCAACCTTATAAATATGATTAAAAAGACCAATCGCAAGCAGATTAAGGACGTTGAAGAACGTCTCCAGAAGGAGTTATCACGAATAGTAGGAAAAGTGGTTACAAGGCAGAAATGCACTGAGCAAGAAGCGAGAGAAAGCGATGTGTACAAGAACTACGAAGATAAGGTCAAAGCAATCGAAGTCCTTTCAGAAGGATTAACAACCGCAAAAGAGGTAATTGACCGCATTGATACAATATTCTCCGATGGAAATAAATCGGGAATATGCTTGAGCACAATACATAAATCGAAAGGGTTGGAAGCCGACCGAGTATTCATCATATGTGAAGATAAGTTATATTTCAAGCCTTGTATGAATGTTCCTTGGATGGCTGAGCAGGAAAAGAATTTGGTGTATGTAGCTTATACGAGGGCAAAACATTTTCTTGGATTCGTTAAGGATTTTGTAGCATAAAAGTTAAAATTTGGTAAAAATCGAAAAAAGTTGGCAATTTATTTTGCGGTTTGAAAAATAGTCCGTACCTTTGTATCATAATCGAAAAACAAATCGTAAATTTTTGGAATATGGAAGCAACAAATTTAGACAAGATTAAGACGAAACTTCAAAAGTTAATGCGTTTGTACGAAGGTGCAAAGAAAATCAACTCCGAAGGTGAAGCAAATGCTGCGGCTGCCGCAATTCAACGGCTGCTCACCCAGTACAATCTTACTATGGGTGATGTATCGCAGGAAGAACAAGACCGAGACGTGGTCAAAGAAAATATCATGTCTTGCTATCGTTTCAAGTCAATTGGTGGTGATTGGGAGTTCCGTTTGATGTTCGTAGTTTGTAAGTGGAATTTCTGTAAGGTGTTCCGCTACGGCAAGACGAAAGACAAAAATATGATTTTCTTCGGTAAAGAGGAAAACATGGAAACCGTTAAGTGGTTGTACAATATGCTTTGTGAACGTTTTGTTTCTTTCGGGAAAGCGAGATACAAAGAGTATCAAGAAACTGAAGATTACTTGGTGAAGCCTATCGGACTTGACACCTACCTTCGGAGATACCTTGAAGGATGCGCAAAAGGACTTGACGCAAAATTCCAAGAGGAAGCCGACCGTGAGAAAATCCAAAACGAAGATAAAGACTATTCAGCCAAAGTAACAGCGTTGGTAGTTCGGAACGGAGCAGAGATTGATAAGTATGTAGGCGAAAAGTTTGGCGGTTATCAGAAGGGCAGAGCGATGCCGAGTGCTAAAAGAGATTCATGTTTCGCATACGGATTCAAAGATGGTAAGAATACTCAAATCAACAAACAAGTTGGAGAGTCAACCAGAGAACAAGCAAGTAAAGTTAAGTTGCTCAAATAATCCAAATATTTAAGTTGAGAAGCGTGGGGCAGTTCCTTCGGGGATTAGTCCCACGGTTTATTTTTACCAAGTATAGTAGTTTTATGTAACAAGTAATTTAGATATGATAAGCATAATTTACAAATTTACTATATTGGCGAAATATGAGTATTGCGGACAAAAACCCTTCTATGTGGGACAACATATCGGAGTTGAATCAATAGAAAAGTTTCTGAGCAAGGATAAATGCGTTTATGATGGAAGTGGAAAAATTTGGAAAAGATTTTGTAAAAGTTTGAAAAAGAATTATCCGAGTTGCTGGAGAAAACTGATAAAGAGAGAAGTTTTGTTTTATTCTGAAAATATAACTCAAAAGGGATTGGACTCATTAGAATCATACTTCATCAAGAAAGAGAAATCCCATTACTCTCACAAAGTAGGCGGTTGTAACGTTCTTTGGGGAACTGCTAACAAATTCGGCTCTGGAAGTCCTATGAAAGACCCAATGGTTGCGGCAAAAGTTACCGAACAACTCAGAGGCAGAAGGGGAGCGAAGCGGTCAAAAGAAGGTAAAAGAAATATGTCCATTGCGGCAAAGAAGTCTTGGAAAGATGCGGAACGAAGAAAGAGAGTTTCAAAGGCTTTATCTGATTATATGAACAGAGGTGGCAAGGAACATCTTTCCAGAGTTAAGAAGGGAAGGAAGTTCACCGAAGAACATAAAAGAAACATAGCATTAAATCATGCTGATTTTTCTGGAAATAAACATCCATGTTTCGGTAAACGCTTCAAATGGATAAATAATGGAATAGTTGAACAAAGATTGAATGAAGGTTTAGATATTCCAATTGGTTTTGTTTATGGTAGAATTAAAAACAAATGAGTTATGAATATAATGTTTGACGGAAACTACGCATTTCATAAATGCTTCAGTGTATTTTCTCAGTACTATAAGGGGCAAGATATGGGAGAAGTTCTTCAAGACAAGGAGAAGCAGCAGGTGCTATTGAGAAAGTGCATAATTGATATGTGCTTTGCTTTATCGAAGTTCCGAGATATAAAGCGAGTTGCGTTTGTAATAGATTCATCAAGCTGGCGTTACAGCATATACGATGATTACAAGTACGCATTGACGAGAGTGAGAGACCCATTTTACAAGCATTTTCTGACGTGTTTAGATATGTTTGAGGCTCTTTTACGAAAGAAAGGAATAATCGTTAGTAGAGTCATGGGAGCAGAAGGAGATGACCTGCTATATGTATGGTCAATTTACTTCGGATATATTCTTGACGAGCCGTTGGTGATTGTAACGGGTGATTCCGATATTCGTCAAATAATGAATAAGAATGTAGCGTTGTTCAATAACAATTCAAAGAATCTGAGGATGTATTGCATTCCAGACCGAGAAGTGTTTTGGAACGAATACATGGAAACCGATGTTCAGGTTGTAGCTACAAAGCCGTTTGAAGTTCTTCTGTATAAAGTAATAATGGGCGACACTTCGGACAATATACCGAAGCTCAAAAAGGGATTCGGTGATAAGGCTTTTGAGAAATTCATAGCAAGCATATCTCCGTACCGAGAGCCGAAGGATGTTGATTTGGTTAGCATGGCTCAATGGATTGCTGGACGTTTCTCCGAGTTCTCTGGAATGAAGTACGAAGAAGTATTGGGACAAGTATTGTTTAATCTTAAAATGACTTGGTTAAACTTGTCTGTTTATAATGAAACCGACTATTACACCCAGAATGGCAAGAGCCTTCTTGAAAACATGCTTGACGATGTGAACGCCAACAAGAACAATTACAAGTATAATAAGGCGTACACATTAGAAGATTTTTATGGTTCGTTAATTAAATAAAGAGACAATGAAAAAGAAAACAATCATTTTGATTGCGGTTATTGTAGCCGTAGTTATCGGAGTTTTGGTGTATATGCACTACACTCCTGTTTGGGTGTCTATCTCAAACGTAATTTGCGGAGCTGCTGGCGTTGTTGTAGGCTGGATTGCTCATGTGTTGTACAACAAATATATCAAAGAATAAAATTATGGGAAACGAGATTCATGATGCAATTCACGGAGCGAGAGCCGAAAGACTGAATTTGATTTACAAAAGTTTCGGGAGCGAACGACCGAATCAGGACACAATTCAGAAGGGAGAAGACAATGAGAATCCCTTTGATAAGGCAGCTCAAGAAGCGGATTTGGAAAAGTCCGATGTGATGAACGCTATTCAATATGGCGGTGACATTAAGGTAGCAAAGACGGGAAAGGAAATCAAGAAACAGGTAACTGATATTTTAATTCCAGAACTCAACGCTCAACTTGCTACCAAAAAGAAAGAAGCAAACGAGTGTTTGAAGTCTTGTGGTCAAGCTCCTACGAAGGACGTGAACCCGTGGTGGACTGACGACCTGCGTGTTGAAGTTCCTTACAAGGTGTACGATTGGGAAGAAATGAGCGTTAAGTCAACCGATGACCGTGTTGTTGATACTCTTTCCGCTGAACATTCAGCCGATATGGAGAAGAAATATAACTACGCAAAAACGGCAGACGAAGCTGCTGCGAGAAGGGAATATAATGACTGTGTTCGTGCGGTATGTAACATTTTGGTAGATTTGGAAGCGTGTCGAATTTGCCAAAGTCTCAAGGATGCTACCGAGTATGAATTGACTCCGAAGCAATTCGCAACATTCCGCTTTTAACAGAAAGGACGGTGTTTTGAAGACAAAGAAAGCTCTGGGCTGCGAAGTTCGGAGCTTCTTTATTTTCCAGAGTTAATAAGGGAAAAGTTTATATTATGCCATCACAGAATACAGACCCAAAAGTTTGGAAATATTTCAAGACAGGAGACATTGTGAGAGATTCCGATGATAGTGTCTGGGGAAAGACCAAATTTGAAATAACTTTCTTTCATGGTAATTGGTACTGCCCCATGGTATCTACAAACATCTGCGGTAAGTTCTACCCCAGCGGAAATACTCAACGTTGTAATTTAGATGTACGAGAAGCAAAGTTAATATCAGCACCACGCAGACCGTTCCGAAAGATGCCGAAGAAGGTTTTGATAAAACTAATGGGCAAGGGGAACGTTGAAGCTAAGCGAGAATTTATGATGAGATTAAATACAAAAACTTTATAAAGTATGTTTGAGAACGCAGCATGGTACGACAAGTTACCTGATGAAAACTTGGAAGTGTACGAGCCTCATTTGAGATTGTTCTTTGAGACTATGTACGAAAGACAAATGATTTGGAAACGTAGATTCATTGAGAAGAAAGAAAGACCTTGGACAGATAACAAGATATTTCAAGAATCGAAGTTTACCAACGTATATCGGGAATTGGACAGAAATAGTCAATGGCAAATCAAAAACATTCTTCTTGACGATTCTTTGACTTTGAAGAATCTTATTTGGAAGATGATGGTTTTCCGTTTCTTTAATAATCCTGAAACGTTTATGTTCGAGCCGAAAGGAAAGACCTTACAACCGAGTTTATTTGGAGCACCTGTAAAGTCAGGACTTAAACAAGCTCAATCGAAAGACAAATTGATTGCGGCAACTAAATGGAAGAACGGCATACCAGACTATGACGAATATGATGAGGACGAGTTCAGCCGATTCATTGCGGGCGTTCGTAGTTCGGGGCAGAATCCTTACACAACCGCCTACTTGATAAACTCTCAAGCCACTCCTGGTCAACCGAGAGATTATTGCTATACAAGGGTTGTTATTCCTCATCTCCATAAGAACATGGATAAGCTCATTGCTAAGGTAATTACAGCGAAGAAGCCAGAAGAGATTATTGAGTACTTGAAAACGTTCCCTGCGGTGGCGGATTTTATTGCTCATGAGTTCTATCAGGACTTCACATATATACCGAGATATACCAACCGTAAATTTATGAAGTTTGACCAAAACGACTTCACGAACGTTGGGCCAGGTTGTAGTATAGGCATACGCCTTATTTATCCGAGCTTGAAAACTGTAAGAGAGCAAAAACAAGCTATCTACTGGTTGAAGGAAGCAGCAACCGAATGGCTTGAGAAAATTGGTAAAGAGAAGGGCGAGCCGTTTCCGTATCTTGATTGGGACAAAGAGAGGGGAGAATATTACACTTTCAGTCGCCAAGAGTATGAGGAAGATGAATTGAACCGTGATGTGCTATATACTGAAATAACCCTTCACCAGATTGAGATGTGGTTATGCGAGTTCCAGAAATATTGGAAGATGATTATTGGAGAAGGCAAACAGCGTTCAAAATTCGTTCCGAGAAGTAAAACCATAATAAAGAAATAAGCCTATGTATGCGAAGAAGCTAACAGCTATGAAAGAGCCGTTGGAGATTGATTTACAACTTGCCGCAGCTGAAATTGATACTTCCGTACCGAGAATGAAATATCTGTCGAATACGGTCATGGAAACTGCATTTGACGTAGAAGCATTCAAACTGTTATGGGAAGACATACGCACCAACGCTCCTGAAATTACGAGCCTTGATGGAAATACCGTTTTGGTAGAGTATCTTGAAGAATCCATAATCATTCATGAGAGTTTGGAGAACAAATACATTATATTCGACTCATCAATAACTCACAAGGTTGAGGAAGCACTTAACAGTTATAAGGAAGTAAATTGATTTTACAAACTTTTAATACGTTAAGAAATGAGAGATTATGTATTTGTAAACAAAGACACCCAAGCAAAGGCGACCTTGCGTACAGACATAATTGATGGAAACGAAAGATTTACCATCATGTGGCTGGAAGGTGTACAAGGAACGGAATTTGAAAAGATTATGCCGTTCAAACCTGGCACTGTTATTACCAAGAAAGAAATGGAAGAGTGGTTTGAAACTTTCCAAGGTATTCTTGACGGGTATATTTACGGTGGTGAGCAAGTAGTTCTTATGGGAGCTGAAACGTTTGACCTGACCATTACTCCGACTATCACTGGAGCGACCTCATGCCAGCTTACACTTTCGGGAACGAAGGAAGGAGCAGAGCCGATTCAGGACACTGTTACGGTTAATACGGGTGAGGCGAAAGTTCTCAAAATCATTGATGGTTGGGAGTATAAAATCACCCTTCCTACGGGAACAATTACCAGCGGAGACCCAGGCACATGGACAGCCGATGCCAACAAAGCGGTTGCGTTGGCTATTACTATTGAGCCGTGATAACAATAATTTCTGCTCAGTAAGAAGAAGGAGACAAAAATCAAAATTGTCTCCTTTCTTTTTGTTCACATGTTTAACAGTTATAGATACTCAAAAAAGAAAATATAAATTGTATAACAGATATGGCGGAATTATGGCAACAGTTGGACGCTATTGATTTAGCAAACGCCAAGTTACGGGTTAAAAAAATGAAGACGATTGAAAAGGCAATCCGCTCTGATTCTCCTGATGATATACTACGAGCCCAAAGAGCTTTAAGTAATATTCAAGCAAGAGATGAACAGACGGTTGGCCCAAAGGCTTATTTTATTGACCCACTTGAATTCAATTCAAACTTGGGTTACAAAGACAAGTCATTTTCTTTGACGTACACTACGTTGAAGCGAATGTCTAAAACACCCATTATCAATTCCATCATAAAGACAAGGAAGAATCAAGTAGCAGACTTTGCAGAGCCTCAAGAGAATAAATATCAAACGGGGTTTGTTATCCGAAAGAAGCCGAAAGGTGGAACTGAACAAAAGATGGATAACAAAGATAAGAAGATTGCTTTTGCTATTACGGACTTTCTTTTGAAGGGTGGTAACGTAGGGGAATGGGAACATGATGACTTTGATACCTTCATCAGAAAGATTGTAGAGGATTCCTTGACTTATGACCAAATGACCTTTGAAATTATGCGCAACCGAAGGGGTCAAGTAGAATCGTTTATTGCTACTGATGCGGCGACATTCCGTATGGCCAATTCCTATTTTGCGAAAGACTATGACACTGCTTATTTCAAAAAAGACAAAGGACTTTGGGGGATTGATAAGGAAGATTATGGGCCAAAAGTAAAAGGTTATTATCCAGCATATGTTCAAGTTTACCAAAACATAAAGGTTGGAGAGTTTTATCCATGGGAGCTTTGCTTTGGAGTTCGCAATCCTTCTACTTCTATTTTTGCGAATGGTTACGGATGTTCAGAACTTGAAGAGCTTATCAACGTTGTAACATCCATGCTCTGGGGAGACGAATACAACCGAAGATTTTTCAGTCAGGGTTCAGCTCCGAAGGGAATGCTGAGAGTAAAAGGAACGGTAAACGAAGCAGCATTACAACAGTTCAAGCAGCAATGGCAGTCTATGATTACGGGAGTTATGCAAGCATGGAAAACTCCTGTGGTAAATCAAGATGTTGAATGGATTGACCTTCAAAAGAACAATCGTGATATGGAATACACGGCTTGGATGGAATATCTTATCAAGATTGCTTGCGCTATATATAATATTGACCCTGTTGAGATAGGTTGGGACATCAGCCGTTCTTCGGGCGGTGGCGGACTTTTTGAAGGAAGTCAAGAACAAAGACTTCAACACTCCAAAGACAAAGGTTTATATCCATTACTGAAATTCCTTCAAAGGAAAATCAATAAGTACATCATTGAGCAAATTCATCCAGATTTTGAGCTTGTATTTATGGGCTTGAACGGTATGACTATTGAGCAAGAACTTGATATGGACATTAAGAAAGTTCAGCATTTTGCTACCATAAACGAAGTGCGTGAGAAATACGAGATGAAACCGTTGGACGATGGAGACATTATCGAAAGCACCGTATATATGCAAGCACGGAATGCGGCTGCTGGATTAGGTATGCCAGGTCAAGGAAATCCGAATCAACCGCAATCGGGCGTTCCTACTCCTGACGGAGAGGAAGAACAAGCAGAGGAACAGAATCCATTTGATTTATATGCCGAAGGAGACGAGGAAGAAACCGAAGATGGAGACGACACTGAAAAGGCAGAAAATTCGTTTGTAAAGGCTTTCGATAGTTTCATGGAAAAAGAATTAAACAAATAAATAGTTATGGCAGGCAGCAAAAATTTAGGACAAGTGGCGGGTATCTACGTTGGTACCACGCCACCTGAAAATATCAAAATGATATGGTGGGATAGCACTTCCAGCCAACAGTGTCATAAAGTCTATGACTACAATCTGAAACAATGGGTAATACTTAATCAAGGCATTCTTTCAACCATTACTTATACGGAGCTGCGAAATATAGCTTTGACGGTTGGGTTATCTCTTGGTAAGTTCTACGTTGTTACGGATAAAGGAAATGTGCTTGCTCTATCCATTACCAGAACGAAAGTACAATATGTGGATATTTCGGGAAACCTTTTGGTTGACGATTTGGGTTCAAATATCCAATATTATGTATCTTCAAACAATCTTACCATAGATGGCGAGACGGGAGTATTCAATCAAGAAAGTACGAAGTTGAATTTCAATTTCGTTGAAGCCGTTCCGAACATAGATACAGCGTACATATACGGTAAAGATAGAACTTCATCAAGTTCTTCGGTCATGCGTTTGATTAAGTTCAAGTTGAGTTCACTTATTTCAACAGTAACGGGAAATGCTTTGACTTGGAACTCTGGATTGTATTTCAATTTCAATCAAACTCTTTTGGATTTGGGAGACAAGAAAGGTGGTGTTGTTCTTTTCGATACCTACACGAAGGAACAAGAAGTTCAAGACCAATCTATTGATAACATAGCAAACAATTATAACGCTCTTGTTTCGCAAGTGAACGCTCTTGTCACGTCAGCGACTTCGGACGTTAATATAATGAACAAAAAGATAACGGCATTACAGACGGGTGGAGAGCCTATTGATGCCGCAGCAGGTGATACTCTGTACACCGTTTTATCGAAGTTCCAGAGATACATAAACAAGTTCAAATACGCCACTGGCATTTTTTTATCAAAAAATTTTAGCGAGCTTAACGTTAGCGGAAATGTTAATAATAATGATAGCGTTGAAACTGCTTTAGCTAAACTTCAAAATAAAGTAGGAGAAATAAATACTGATACCGTAGAAGTTTCAAAAAACTTTAAAATTCCAGATATTTCTTCTGAAGTAGTTATTGGAGATACTTTAACAAATGCGTTAGGTAAACTTCAAAAGCAAGTTAAAACCGTAGGGACAGATTCTTTGGTTGATAATTCAGTTGACATGTTTAAATTATCTTCTTTAATAACTCAATGTTATTTAGAATTTAGAATGTCATGGGATGGTAGTAAATGGACAACTCCTTCTATTGAAAAAATTTTTATTCCATCTGGAATTTCCGTGACTCTTGGTTCTCCCATAGTTAGCGATGGCACAACTTTTAGATGGCATATGTACGTTTCAGATTCCGACAATAAAGGGAGAACGAGAGTAATTAACAGCGCAATTTTGAGTTTTGACGCTTTTGATTTGGGATATGCTAATGAAACTGAACCTTATGTAGTAAGAGTTTACAACAGAGGAACTCAAGGTACGGACGGTATGGGTTTTAAGATGTCTCAGAATATAAATGGAAAATCTGGAATAACATTGGAAGGTTCTTTATTTTTTTTAATAGAAAAAGAGCAAAATGTGTAAGATAGTCTATTTAACATCTAAACGTTTCGATGAGCCTTCAAACAAATTCAAGAAGGCTCTTGCGGACGAATTAAGAAAGCGAAATGTTGAAGTTGTGGTAGATAGTTCGTATGACTTATTTAATTACTTTCGCAATCATAAAACGTATGGAATAGCACTTGCGTTCGACTTTTACCGAGACGGAAAAGAAGGATGCGGACTGACGTTGAATAAAAATTGTTCTGCCATTGGGAGAGATTTTGCCTACAACCTATCAAACTATTATGATATATTAACTCCGAGAATACATTGGCGAGATTTTAAGTATGTCAATTCAGACGACAGAGAGTGGTACAAGTTTTTCAATAAAGTCAGCTCAACAACAAAGGCAATATTTTATCTATGCACTTATACTAATGAAAGCGATTGGGACGCTTTTTCCGTGGCATTTGAAAATATCGTAAAATTATTTGCTGAAGAGATAGTTCGTTGTTTACGCTCCGAATACGATACAGAGAACTATCGCAAGAGAGTGAGAAGGGCAAAGTTACGAACAAATAAAGTAAATAAATAACGCCATGGAGTGGTCATCAATAATTTCGCTAATATTCGGTGCTGGGGGTATCGGATATGCTATAATAGCGAGAATTTTAGACAGGCGAAAATATGAACAAGAAGTTCGTAATGCCCAAGCCGAAGCTGACTTAAAGGGAGATGATTTTTGGAAGAAGCGTTATGATGTTCTCCAATGCGAGGTTCAAAGTAAGGATGTCTGGTGGAAGGAACGCTATGATACATTATACAAAGAATTTCAACAAGAAAGGCAATTGAATAATGAAATAGTGAAATCCTTCCGTACAGAGTTAAATGAAATGAGAAGTGATTACGAGAAGCAACGAGAGCTTGATAAACAAAAGTATGAAAAGCTATTGGAGCAATATCGTAAATTCGAGGAAGAAAGTCAACAACAAGAGAACGAGTACAAACAACGTATTTCCCAGCTTGAGAATTTGGTTGCGAAGTATGAAAAAAGATTGATGTAATGAACAAGAGTATAACCATATCAGTAGGCGGTATCATAGCAATAGCCATTGCTGTTTTTATCGGTTATCTTTGGGGTCAATCGAACGTAACCATTCCAGAGCCAGAGATAAAAGAAGTTGTGAAATGGGAGAAAGAGCCGTATGCGGTTCATGATACTATTTACGAGCCAAAACCATATCGGGTTGAAGTTCCCGTTGACCGACCTGTTTTTATTCCAACCGATACCGCAGCACTGTTTTCGGTTTGGTGCGATTATTACTTGAAAAGAGATTACAAATTGGACTTCTCTAATGATACGCTGGGAACGTTCATAGTAAATGCGTCTATACAAGAAAATAAGCTGCTTTCTGCCACTTCTACGGTTCAACCTGTAAGGAAGGTCAAAGAAAGGGAGAAAACTGTTTATAAAGTGCCCGCAATGCAACCTTGGGTAATGATAGGAACATCACCGACTTTGAACACTCAAAAGATTCAATTAGGTTTGGATATTAAAAACAAGTACATCTTCGGAGCTTCGGGAATACGTTTGGATGATAAATATGGTTATACAATAGATTTTGGAATTAAATTTTAAGGAGATAAAGACATGTACAACGGAGAAGATATCAGACAAGCCCAACAAGATAGAAAAAGTAATATCTTAAAAGGCTTTGAATCAGATTTTGAAAAAGCAAAATCGGGAGTTTATGAGGATAACGAAGAAAATCGTAAACTTGGAAGAGTGGGTCAAAAGTATGGAACAAGTGGTAAGAAAGAGGAAAAGAAAAGGGATTTTGGCTTCAAAAATTCGGAATCTTTAATGGGAGACGATGGAAGCTATTTGGAAAGCACTTTGAAGAAAAATCCTGTGAAAGCGTTGAGCGGATTCGTTTCAGCCACTGCCACGAGAGTTAAACTTGCCAAAGAAGATGGGGAAGAATTTACTCCATTAAAAGCGAGAATGAAAGTAATGTCTTCCATATATTCTCAATTAACGGATGAAGAAAAGAATAAAGTGTTGAAGAAAATGAGTTCTGACGAAAAAAGTTTGTTAGGAATAAAATAATCAAAAATATGAACAACAAGAAGGAAGTTGTAAAGAATAATCATTTCATTCCTTCTCCGTTTCCAGCTGTTACCGCTTATGAGAATGAATTTGTAAAAGTGTGGAACAATAATACGGCTGAGGCAGTTGCAGAGGTTTTGAAATATATGGCCAAAGCTACTGCCTTTGCTATTAAAGAAACGAAGGAGACAAAGTGATGGTATTCAATCAAGCACAGATTCAGGATATGCTATCAATACTCAAGAGGTATGAGTTGTTGTTTATAGCAGGACAATTGGGATTGGATTTTCTTTCTCAATCGGATAAGGATATTTTGATTGCTGCGGGAGTGGATTTGGATAAATTCAAGAACAAGAAGGGTATAGTTGAACATGCTTTTCTTTTTGGAATCCTTGCTGAAGCTATCGGAGATAAGAGAGCACAAAATATGTCTTATGCTCAATTCAAGAAATTTCTTGCTTCGGGGAATTTCATACCATTAACCGAAGAAGAAGAATTTGCCTTACAGACTTTGAAGAATCGGGCATATACCGATATTACAAGTTTGGGAAGTAGAATGAGAACAGGATTGAGCAATAACATTTTGCGTAACAACCAACAGCAATCCGTTTTAGTTCAACAAATGATTAAGCAGAAAGCTATCAAAGCAGCCGAGCTGCGAGTTGGAGCGAGAGGATTGGCGGCAGACCTTGCTGAAACCTCAAAGGATTGGGAAGTAGATTGGTTGAGAATTGCGTACTACCTTACTCATGAAGCCTTCAATTCAGGAAGGGCGCAAAGTATATTGAAGAATCACGGAGCTGATGCTGAGGTTTATTTCGATGTGTACGAGGGTGCTTGTAAGCATTGCCGTGAACTTCTTTTAACTGACCCAGAGGACGTAAACAGCGAGCCGATTGTATTCAAGCTCAAAGACATTATAGCAAATGGCAATAATATCGGGAGAAAGGTTGCCGAATGGAAAGCAACCATTTCACCTATTCACCCATATTGTCGTTGTACGATAAATTACAAGAAACCAGGATTTGCTTGGAATCCTGACCTGCGTGCTTTCACAACTCCGATAAAGAAAGTATCTAAAAATCCAAAGTTAAAGAATGTAAAGTTAAACATAAAAGTTTCAAAGTAGTATTATGGCTAAAAAGAAAATTGTACAACAGCCACCGTTCACGGTTTTAATAGAGCCAACCGAAGGCTGTAATTTGGGGTGTTCATTTTGTGGGTTAAGAGGTATGCGTGAAAAAGGAACGAAGCCTTGGAATCATATGAGCACTAAAACTGCAAAGCGTATTGCGACCGAAATAGCGAAAGCTGGTTGGAATAGCAAAATTGTATTCGCTCAACATGGAGAGCCAACGTTGAATCCGAAAATCTTTGAGATTGTAAAGATATTCCGAGAAGCGTTGCCGAGTAGTATTTTTCATATGTACACAAATGGTTATGCGGCAAACCGAGCCGAAGACACCGAAGCGTATGTGAGCGAGTTGTTTGCGTCTGGAATTAATAATCTTATCGTGGATTGCTATACAGACGAAGGAGATTGGAACTTCATCAATAAGTTGGAGAAGGAAAATTGGAATATTGAATTTTATACCAAAGGAGTTCCGTTGTACACTAATAATCGAAAGCCGAGAATCTTGTTGCTTCCACCGATTAAAACTGACCATAAGATAACGAGAAAACTTGCTAATCACTGTGGAGCTGCCGCACCTTTGGATAAGTCTTATAACAACAAGCGTTGCGCAATGCCATTCCGTGAGTTAGCGTTCCGATACGATGGCAACGTTTCTTTATGTTGCGATGACTTTCGTGGGGAATATCCGATTGCTAATATCAATGATATGGGAATCGTTGAACTTTGGAATCACGAACGTTTTCAGGCAGCAAGAATTATGTTGTATAATTATAGCCGTAATTTTAGACCATGCAGCGGTTGTACCAACATTAGTATGCGTGTAGGATTCCTGCCTGATAGTTCGGGTCAAGAGAGCCTTCCAGAGATTACTTCAGAAATCAAGAAGTTAGCACAAAGTGTGCACAAAGATGGCTTCTTGTCTCCTATAATTATAAGAAGGAAATGGGAAAAATAAAGCAAAAATATATCATAATTGCGCCGCACTCTGACGATGCTCTTTTTTGTTGTTCTCACGTCTTGTTCTTTCCCGAATATGAAGTTCAGGTTTTGACCGTAGAGAATGACGAGAAACGAGTATCAGAAGATGCGAAGCTATTTGAGTTCTTAAACATTCCCTTTCATCATTTGGAGCTTGATTTCAAGGATGAAAGTTACTACGGATATAATAAGGCATACCCGAAGGGAATCACCTTGGAGCATGCTTATAAATATCTGAATGAATACTTCGGGCGTGAGACTTTGAGCGAGATAGAGGACACGTTGATTGAATGGGTAAGAAAGTTTTTGAAGAAAAACAAAGGGTATAAGATTCTTGCACCTTGGGGAGTTGGACACCCTTTTCACTTCTTTGTTCGGGAAACTCTTCAATCTGGATTCTCCGATATGTACTATTATCGGGAATTTCCTCATTCATACAAAAGACGTTCTCAAGAACAAGTTGAAGAACAAAAGAAAGATTGGTATTTGGAACGTTCAGTACCAGTGGAAGAGTTTGCTGATATTAAGTGGAAATTAGCATCCAAGTTCTATCGTTCTCAATCGGGTTTACTCTTTTACGAACAGGGTTATATAAAGAAAAACCTGCCTGAAGAAATATGGCGAAGATATGATTCAGACTTACCATTTTAAGGATTATGAGAATACTTATAGCAGATTTTGAGATTGCTAAATACGGTGGAATCGTGGAGCATGTAACAGCGAAGGTCAAGGCATTAAAAGCTCTTGGCCACGTTGTCGATATAGCTCAATTGTCCGCTGCCGCAACAACTCAAAAAACTTATGATAACAAAGTGAAGAAATTTGAGGATGGTACTTTCAGCGAAGGCTTGAAGGTTAATTCTCAAAATGGCGGTTATGAATACGATGAAGCAACTGGATATTGGAAGAATAATTATTATGGCTTCTTTCTTCCACCCAGCAACCGTATCGGAGTATTTGAAAAGAACGCTTTGGAGAGATGGCATAATCTTGTTGAGAACTTCGATTTGATTATGTGGAACTTTATGCCTACGAAGTCAAGTGCTTGGGGAAAGGGTGATTTTTCTTTTTGGTGGAAGTTCTATGATCTTCCGACCGATAAGATAAAACAAATATTCATTGCTCACGATGCTTATTTTGATGTACGTGCCTCAAATGTTACCGCTTTAAGGGAGAAGATATTGTTTATAGAATGTGCTCATATTGCTGCGTATCGTTGTTGCGAGCATCTGGGAATACCAAGAACGTTATTGTTGAATCCGAGATACCTTGAAGAAGGAGCGAGAATGCCAATCAAGATGATGCAGAAGCGTGAAATTGACTTCTTTGCTGCTCATATATTCAAGTCTATGAAACACGTTGACGACCTTATCAGAGCCGTACCGCATTTCAATCGAAAATCGGAATACTCCGTACAGATAGCAGGTTCAGGAATAGAACAAGCCTATATGGTAGCTCCTACGAAATGTAAAGAGCCATACAAGGTAAGCAGAAAGCGTGACCCAGATATTGATTCAGAATATCTTGGACAAAAGATTTGGGATGTAGCGGAACAATATGGTATGGAATATCTTGGTCAGATAAGTTCTGAAGAAGTAAACCGAAAGTTGAGGAACGCTAAATTTGCGATTGACCCAAGTTGGGCTGCTCATTATTCTCAATATTGTCGTACTCATATAAACGGCTTTATTATCGAAGCTATGTTGAATGGGTGTTATCCTGTTTTGCGTGATTATAGAGGACTGATGAAGGGCGTGGACGAGTATTTATATGACCCGTTGTTTGAAAACATCAACGCAATCATTATTCCATGGAACGCTACACCGAAGGAATTTGCGAAGGCTTTGAAAAAAGCCGAGAGAATGAGCCCGGCCAAATATCTGAAAGATACCAGAGAGAATTTTGCGTTGGTTCATGAATTATTCAATGCAAAGAATAACATGAAAGAAGTCATTCGACTTGTTAAGGGTGGAAAGAAACTTGTAAATAAAGAGCTTGAAAAAGGTAAGGATTCACCAACGGTCAAGAAAATTACAAAAGAGATAATGGAAGATTTTTACCATATTGATTTACCGATTGAGTGGGAGACTGATTAAGCCCAGTTATTATCTAACCATATGTAACGATAAATCATAATGTTTAATAATCGTAAAATATGGACGAAATTAAAAAAGCACGCCAAGTAGGCGACCAACACCCATCAAAGCCTTGGGTGTGGACGGAGTACAAGCCTGGCAAGTTTGATTGGAGACCTATTAAGGGAAAGAAGGCAACAACGGCTTCTTCTGACGGTTCAGGAGATGACGATGATAATGCTGGAGCTACCAAGAAAACTCCGTCAAAGCCTTCTGCCGCACAAGTAGCAGGAGCGAAGGCGAAAGCAGGCAAACCGATGGATTCACAGAAGTTGGTAACTTGGGCTGCCCAGACTTCTGACGATAATCTTTTGAAGGTTGCGAACAGTAAGAACGGGAACGCTCAAATGCGAATGATTGCGTACAAGCAATTGGAAAGCAGAGGGTTTGACATGACACAAGTTGATACTTCGGGAACACTTGGTCAGCTTATGAAAATGACTGGTAAAGGAAGTCCGAAAGCCTCATCAACGGGAGATGACGATGAGGTTGATGTAGCCGACACAAACGAAGAAGCGGACGTTGATATTGATGACGATTCCGATGGCGGAACAGACGGTGTCAAAATTACCGAAAAGTGGTATTTGGACAAAAATGACGACCGTGTCAAAAAGATGTTCAATCTGAAAACAAAAGAAGGACGTATCAAATACGACCAGTTTGTTTATCGGATGAAGAAAAAAGAGAAGGATTACAAAGACCCAGTTGAAGTAGTTCAGGACTTGAACGAACAATATTTGGAGTTCCTTGATAACGATGAACAACGGTTCATGATTTCAGCAGGTGGAGCTGGTATTGGTAAATCATACGGCTTCAATAAAATGGCTGAACTCCTTAATATGAAACCGTTCGAGGAAGGAGACTCACCAGGGGATGGAGATTATGACATTTTTGAAGCTCCTGACGTTAATAGCGGAAAGCAGTTGTTGAATATTCTCAAAGCCCATAACGGTAAAATCATTGTATTTGATGATAACGATAAGGTGTTGAAGAGAGCCGACTGCGCAAGCGTTATGAAAAAGGCTACTGCTACAACGGGCAGACGTATCGTTGGCGACCCAGATGATATCAAACAAAACTTTGAATTCACTGGACGTATTATCATTATGACAAACAAAGACCTTTCGCAGTTATCCGAGAACGAAGACACGAAAGCGATTATCAGCCGTGCTATGATGGTATCGGAAATTTATATGACCGTACCAGAGACAATCGAAGTGATGGAGAGCCGTTACCAAGATTATGAGTTCAAGCAAGCTCCGAGACTTGATGATGAAGCAGAGGATAAGAAAGAGCGTGATGAGATTTTGAACCTTATCAAGAAAAATCAAAAGAACATTGACCCTGCTCAATTTACAACCCGTACCTTCCAAGAAATTCTGGTAAATAAGAGAAAGGTTGACAATGCGAACGAAAAGCGTTCTAATCCAGCGTTTGCCGCTCTTATTGGTACAAAGAATAAAGATTGGAAAGAAGTCGCATTGGGAGTTTTGACGAAAGCTGCTATGAGTGATTTTGGAAGTAGCTCCGATGATGAGTTTGAGAAAGCCGAAGAAATCATATTCAGCGATGACTTTGAAAAAGGAGATTCCGCTGATGATGGGGTTGATTATACCGTAGATGATTATGACGATGAAGAAGAAATGGATGAAGTTACAAAAGCTGAATTACTTCTTCTTGGAGATGAATACGGAGTATTTGAGAAAGCTGAATTTTCCGAGAAACAACGTAAAAGTTTAGCAAAGAAAAAGGAAGCTATGCCCGATGGTTCATTCCCGATTCGTAATACTTTGGATTTGAAGAACGCTATTCAGTCTGTTGGTAGAGCGAAAGACCCAGCAAAAGCGAAAGCATGGATTAAGAAACGTGCGAAGGCTCTTGGTAAAGAGGACTTGCTGCCCGATACTTGGAAGGCTGATACGAATGACTTCTTTGGAGAAGATATGGACTTACAAAAAGCTCAAAGCATTCTTGGAATTGGAAGCGGAATAATGGGATAAATTATGGAAGATATAAGAAAGGCATTGGAAACAATAGCTCTTCAAAATGCGAAGGGCAAAGTGTCTGATGACCTTCTTATAAAGGCTTGCGATGCTTACAAGATTAAGTCCGAGACGTTTGACGATTCTTATGACTATCATGTATGCGTCGCAAAGTCTTTATATGACCACATAAATGGTATAGAGCCGAACGAGGAAATCAATAAGGCTATCGTGCCAGGTCAGACGAAGGTTGTTGATGGAGTAGTGTATATCTACACCGCCACTCCGAATGCAAAGACACAATATGATTGGCGAGTTCTAAAACCGAAAACCGCATCAAAGGTAGGGCGTCAAGTAGATGACTCAAAAGCGGATTCCAAACAGAAGTACGTCAATGAATTATTCCCCAATGATTTAAGCACGTTAAAGGTGATTAAAAAGTTAGGTGGAAGTACGGGAGCGCAACTTGTTGAAGATAGCAGAGGCAATCAGTACGTGATGAAGAAGGGCAGTAATACGTCCAACGAGCACGTCAAGTCCGAGTATATGACTAACCAGTTGTACGACCTTCTTGGTTTACGAGTTCCCGACTTTGAATTGTACGAGGAAAACGGAGAAGCAATATTGCTGTCAAAATTCATACCGATGACCCGTATGCCGTCCGCAAAAGATTATGATGAGATGGCGAAGGGTTTTGCGGTTGATGCGTTGTTAGCTAACTGGGATATTTATCAAAATGACAATTGCCTAATTGATTCGGCTGGTAGAGTTATCCGAGTGGATAATGGCGGTGCTATGGAGTATCGTGCTCAAGGTTCAAAGAAAACTTTTGGTAAGAGCGTTACAGACTTCAACTCAATGTTGAACTACAATCCGAGTGTTCTTGGAAATCTATCGTTACAAGATAAAGTAAATCAGTTGGATGAGCTTTTGAAGAAACGTGACGATGTAATAGGATTCTTGGTTGAAAGTAATTCAAATTTAGTTGGAGTATTTGATGGGCGTTTCAAAGACCTTGAAAATATCAAGAATCAACTTGAAGCTAAAATAAACAAGAATCAACGCAAGATTACTCCGAGAAAGCTCAAGAGCGATGCGGACATGTACAGGGAGTTCTCCGAAGATGAATTGGATGCTATCTGGAAAGCTCAACAAGGTAGTGATTATTATAGCAAACTCAATGCTACGAATTACACCGTTGGTTGGGAGCTTTTGAGTGCTATTTGCGAAGAACGAGGATTCACTGCCCGTCCAGAGGTTGTAGATGAAACGGAGTATTGGAATAGAGTAAAGGGTTCAAAGTATCAAATATTTCGTGGGCTATCGTCTGGAAGCGGACATGATGCGGAATATTATGCTGATGACTTCCGATATAATGACAACTGTTTCTATGGAACTATCGGTATTCACGGTTCAGGACTTTATTTCCACGTGAACGATGGTACTAATAATAAGGACAACACCAAAACTACTTTCAAAAATTCCGATGCTTACAAGAACGCAAGGAGTTATGCAGGTAGTTCGGGGGAAATTCTTGAGTGTGCCCTTGACCCCAAAGCAACCGTTGCATTAGTTCCCGACTTGAAGAAAGAGATTCTTTCAATGGTAACATTCGACAAAGCAGCAGTTGATGCGAAGCAGCTTGAGATTGATTCCCTTAACAAGACCTTATCGCAGCAGCAGGATGACCTTAACAATATAACGGATAAGACCGAGAAGGACATCAAAACAAAGATGCACTGGGATAACGATGTTCTTGTTATGCACCAATTGGAAATCGACAATACTGACTGGGGAGCTACGGACGCAGACGGCAATCCAGATTATCCGAGCTTTGAGGACTTTGTTGAAAAGAAGATGTTTGATTGGGTTAAGAAGAATGGCGGTACTGTTACGGAGAAGGGGAAAGGAAGCGATGTGTATATTTTGAAACTTCCCAATTCCAAAGAGCCTTTCATGATGAGCCGTTTCCAATACGAGAACAACGCAATCAAAAGAAAGAATGCGTTTTCAAAGCCGTACAACTATCCAGTGAAACGATTCTCCGATTGGTTGATGAAAGAGCATTACAACGTTATTAACAAAAAGGTTGAGAAGGCTATCGACCAAATTGGTTCAAAGGTTCAAGAGATACAAGCCGACATAAAACTCACCAAGACCGAGTTGAATACAAAGATTGGCGAGATGAACGACTTGAAGAAAACAAAAGACCCAAATGGGGATATTCTTTCTGGAATCTACGAATCAGTCAGAAAAGGAAGCAAAGAAGCTATTGGAACATACGCAGCTCTCAAAGGAATTGACGCCATAGTAGAGCCGCATGGAAATGGTGGACCAAATTCCTTCATGATTGTTCTTAATCGTAGTAAAGTAATTGTAAAAAGATAAAGTTATGAACAGAGAAAGATTGGTTTCAATAGTAGGTGGACGAGCCGACCGTGTTGTTGGGCTCAAAAAGCCAAGTGAACTGATTCCGTTCAAGGGCAAGTTTCCTCTGTTAGAGCCTTGGCAATCCGAAGCATTCCATAAAGCTATCGAAGAAACGGAACTTATTGAAGACCTTCCAGAAGATATTCAAAAAATCGTTGAAAAGGGTAGCAGGATTGTAATAATGGAAGAAGGCTTTCAGAGATACCTGAATGAGAACGGACTTCAAAAAAGCGACTTCTTGAAATTGTCCAATTCGGATAAGTCAAATTATCTTGTAAATTGGATGGACAGAGATTGTATTGATTATTCACAATTAACCATAAAGTAAGATGGCAGATTTTGAGAAAGCATTCCAACGTACCGAGAAGCACGAAGGAAAGAACATATGGACGAATATTGACGGTGATTCGGGAAAAGAAACTTGGAGCGGTATCAGCCGTGCTGCCAATCCTAAATGGGCAGGTTGGGCTATCCTTGATAAAATACCGAATAAGAAAAACAACCAAGTCATAAGAACTCCAGAGTTGGAGCGTTTGAAGCGAGAGTTGTACAAAAGTAATTATTGGAATCCCGTATGGGGCGACCGTATTAAGAATCAGAAAGTTGCTGAGGATATGTACGATATGGGCGTCAATGCTGGGCCAGCAACTTCCATAAAGCTATCCGAGCGACAATTCAAAATGACCGAAACGGGGAAGATGAGTGAAGCTCTATTAAACAAACTAAATTCAGTGGTGTGAAAAAGGTTATATTTTTATTGCTAATAGTCTTATGCTCCTGCGGGAGTAGGAACGTACAGACGAGTGAAGAAAGTCCGCAGATAGTGCCTGAAATCGTGTACGTTGAAGATACTACGAGAGTAATGGAGCTTGAAGCGAGAATCCGAGTTATGGAAGATTCTTTGAAATTCTATCGGGATTCAATTCCATACGATACTTATATCAATGCCCGTAGGATTGAGAAAATCAAATACTACATAAGTATAACCGAGAAAAAACCTACAAATCAAAAATTTTTCTATGGGTGGATAAGAAGAACGATGAGTGAATAATAAAGACAAGAGACAAAAGCAGCTATAAAGAGGTCAAGAGATTAAAAACTTTTGACCTTTTTATTTTATATGGCTACAAAAAGTAAAAGCAATTTGGACAAATTCACCTTCTGGTGTCCTCTGGATATTCAGAAAGCCGTTATTGACCCAGAAACAGGTCAAGAGGTAATGAGGTTGGGGGGAATAGCTTCAACGTCAGACGAGGACAGCGATGGTGAATTTCTTGACCCGAAAGGGTTTGACATAAAACCGTTAATCAATAGTGGTATGGTAAATTGGCATCATCAAGCCAAAGGACAACCTGCTACTATTATCGGAGAGCCTTCAAAAGCAGAGATACGCCCAGAAGGACTTTATATTGAAACTGACTTGTATCCTTCTTCTGCTATCGCACGAGATGTGTGGGATTTGGCTCAAACTCTTGAGAAAGATTCAAAGACAAGGCGGTTGGGGTATTCTATCGAAGGAAAAGTTGTAAAGCGTAAATCCAATGATAAAAAGTCTCCTGACTATAAGAAGATAGTCAAGGCAATTATTACGGGAGTAGCAATCACTCATCAACCAAAGAATCCTAAAACTTTCGCAAATATAATCAAAGGCGAGATTGATGAGGACTTTGAAGATGAAGTTGAGGAAGCATTGGACACTGAAAACGGTAAAGCTCTCAAGAAAGAATCGGTTGATAAGAAGTTAAAAAACCAAACTTTTTCAAAATCCGAAGCAATTGAGAAGCTATTCAAAGACATTCCAGGTATAGATATTGAGAAAGCAGAAAAAATTTATTTAATGACATCTAAATTTGCTAATATGAAAGGTAAAAAAAGAGTCACCGATGAAGACATCAGCAAAGCATACGAAGCTCTTGGGCTTGAGATAGAAGCTGCTGACGATATTCAGAAGGGTGATGGTTGCGCTGCTAATGGCGGTGGCACCAAAAAGCAGCCTATCAAGAAGGCTAAAAAAACGGCAGACGATGTTGGCGATGACGGAGACGAAACGGACGAAGAAGATGAGGATGATGACGACTTCGAGGAAGCCAAAAAGGCCAAAGGTAAAATGAAAAAAGCCAAGGATGACGAAGGCGATGAAACTGATGATGACGAGCCAGACGATGAGGAAGATGATGAAGACGGAAAAGTTTTCGCCAAAAAATCCAAAGGTAGCAAAATGAAGAAAGGTGGAGATGGCGCAAACCGTTTTGACCGTATCGAAAAAGCTATGGCGGTTGGTTACGCAAATCAGCATCAACTCATTCGTGCTCTTGGCGTTATGGTAAAGAACTCTGTACAGAAAACAGAGGAAGTTCTTGCGAAGAACGATGAACTTTTGGACATTGTAAAAGCGCAGGACGAAACTATTAGCGTATTATCAGAGAAGTTGGAAGCATACGGTTCAGAGCCTTCAGGGTTCAAGTCTCACCGTAATGTTCAGGGTGTTGAACGTGGTTTTGCGAAAGCAGAAGATTCCGACATCACCAAGGGTGGTAAACGTGGGCTGGCTAAAAATCAAATTCCTATCGGTAACAAAAAGGTTGTTACAGACCTTCTTGACCAAGCAACCTTTGCAAAAGGGTATGACGAGGAATTTAGCAAGGCTTGTACTACCTACGAAGCAAGCGGTGCTTTACCTGCCAACATCATAGCACGTATCAAGAACGAGCTTGGATTTGAAATTGTAAAATAAACCATTTATAAAGGAAAATTATGACACCTGAAAGATTAACAATTAACCTGTCTGATTACGGTTATGCCGCTCAGCAGGATGGGTATCATATCGGTATGGGTAGTTCCGAAAACGTTGACCAGCTCAACAAAGCTCTTGCTGCGGAACAAATTACTGGTATGCAGACTCAGAACATGACGGATGCCTCTGGTGCTCCGTTGAAGGTTGAGTCTTTGGAGAAAACTCTGAAGCACATCACCTTCCGTGAGAGTGATATTCGCTTGTGGAAAGACCTTCCCAAGAAACCTGCTTACAATACCGTGGAAGAGTACAACCAGCAGACTTCTTATGGAGCTAACCGTGGTGGTTGGAATCGTGAAGGCGAGTTGCCTGAGGAAGAAGATTCCATCTTTGTTCGTAGAGCGCAGTTGGTGAAATACTTGGGCGTAACCAAGTCCGTAACTCACCAGATGACGCTTGTGAACACTATGATTGGTTCTGTAATGGAACGTACAATCAAAGATGGTACGCTTTGGATTCTCCGTACTTTGAATCAGGGTTTGTATTTCGGTAATGAAAAACTCATTCCCGAACAATTCAACGGATTTCTTGCTCAGCAAATGCAGTCTGACGCTTGGGCTTCTTATGCGGCTTACATGGATTCGGAAAACGTTATTGACTTGCGTGGTAACGCATTGACCGAAGATGCCATTGAAAGCGGTGCCAACTCTATCGTAGAAAACTACGGATTGGGAACACAGATTTATGGCCCACCTGCCGTACTGTCCAACTTTGTGAAGAACTTCTACGGCAACAAGTTTATCGTTCCGAATACTCCTTCACTGTCTGACGGTATCATGGGTCAGAGGGTTCAGGCTTTCGATAGCCAGTTTGGACGTATCGGATTGAACCATGACGTGTTCTTCAAGAAACTTCCTGCTAAAAATTCCGTATCACCTGCCAACTCGCAGAAAGCTCCGAACAAGCCTGTTTGGGACACTACAACTCCTGCAGCAGTTCAGAGCAATGTTACTGGAACGAAGTGGGCGAGCGAAGATGCTGGCAACGTTATGTACGCTGTATCCGCTATTAACCGTTTCGGTGAATCCGAGCTTTCAATTTACGCAACAGCGGTTGCTGCCGTTGCTAATTGCGCAATTGACTTGAAGTTTACCGATGGTGGTGGCGTGAATAAAGCAACTGCTTATCGCATCTATCGTACCAAGGTTGGTGGAAGTGCTACTGGCATGTTCTATCCGTTGTTTGAAGTTTCTTTGGACGACTTGACCCGTGGTTACGATGGCGGTGGAGCTGGTATTATCCGAGACATGAACCGCTTCTTGCCCGACACTGACCAGTCAATGCTTGTACAGTTCGACAACGAGGTTGTTGAGTTTGCTCAGTTAGCTCCGCTGATGAAGATGGATTTGGCTGTTCTTTCTCCTGCCTTCCGATTCATGGTGCTTCTGTATGGAACTCCGTTCTTGTACGCTCCGAAGAAAATGGTGCGCTTAATCAATATCGGAAAGACCATCAAATAAACCGAGAAAAAAATTGTCTAACAGAGAGAAGGGGTGGGTGCTTTGCCCCACTCCTTTTTTCGTAAATTGTAAAACAAATATGAAAATTAAAGCAAAAAATCCGAAGATTGCGTCAATGAAGTTAATAGTGCCCGTAGATGGCGAAATTTCGATTGATGGTAACGGTGTAGCCGATGTATCAGCGAAGTGCGCAGTAGCATTGGTAACAGGCACTAATGATTGGGCGTACGCAAGTAAAGCGAAGAACGCACCCGAAGTAGAGGACGAGGATGATGAGGAAGAAGATGACACTGACGAGGCATCTGACCGTGACAAATTTGAAGCTCACCTGAAAACTCTCAAGCTGGAAGAAATGAAAGCTATGGCAGAAGAAGGAGAGATGCCGAAAGAGGAATGGGAAAAACTCAACTCCAAGAAACTCATGTCAGCCTACCTACTCAAAAAGTACGATGAAGCCGAAGCAAACGGTGAATTGGACGAGGATGATGAGGAAGAAGATGACACTGACGAGGATGGAAAGTAATAACCTATAAAACATTGTCTTGATATGCCAAGTTTGAAGCTGAAAATATTATACAACAAGAATGAGGGTTTAATAATGAGCCCAACGGAGTTATCCGAGCTTTACTTGTTTGGTATTCCTATGTGCACCAACGATGGAAGAAAAGTGTCTATGCAGAGCATTAAGAACGCTATTCAAGTTGCTCAAACAAAGGTTGAGAATCTTTTCAGTATCAAACTCGCAAAACAGGTCATATATGAAAACCGTGATTTTATACGGCAAGAATTTATGTCTTGGGGGTATATCAAGACAATGTATCCTATTGATTACATAGACAATTTGGAAGGTTGGATAAACGATGTTTGTCAAATAACCTATCCGAGAGAGTGGCTGTCCATTAAGAAGATTGAAGCGGTTGCTGTTTATCGCAACATTTACCTTATACCGAATACTGGAAGTAAGGAAGGAGCAACGATGACTCAAAACTCTTTAATCTACAACGGCATCAGTCCGCATCTTGGCTGGTTTGGTCAAACTTATATTCCAAACTATTGGCGTACAAGATACATTACGGGTTGGGATAAGATTCCAGCCGACCTTCTTGACTTTGTAGCAAAATTAGCAGCGTTGAACGTTCTTGCTATTATTGGAGATATAATTTATGGAGTAGGATTGACGAGTATCAATATAACATTGGACGGTGTAAGTCAAGTAACTCCGCTTTCACGTTCCGCACAAGGCGGTTTATTTGCAGGAAGAATAAAATTGTATCTTGACCAAATGAACAATGAACTCCCAACGCTTACTTCAAGATATAGAGGCATTGCATTTGAAGTATTATAGCGATGGCAAAACAAGAAAGAAAAAGCATACTTACAGGACACCCTGTAACAGCTACAACCCCACCTGCCCCAGCGAATCCTGCTGCGTATTGGCGGGTGGATGACTTTAATAAGCTCATATATTCCCAAGGATATGACGCATTAATTGACCGAGCTATGCGATGTCCTTGCGTTGATAGAACTTCTGGTCAGGCTCTATCTACTTGTCAAAACTGTTTAGGCAGGGGATGGTTTTTTGTTGACCGAAGGGAAACGAGAGTTATTGCCCAATCCATGGACAATAAAAAGAGATATGAAGCGTGGGGAGAAGTAAACCGTGGCACGGCTTCGATTACAACGAGAGGTTCAGACAAATTGGGCTTTATGGATAGAATCATATTGACGGAATTGGAAGCGTATTTCTCCGAGATATTAAGACCAATCATGTACCGCCAATTGGTAGCATATCCCGTTTACGAGCCTTTGGAAGTTACAAGCATATATTTGTTCACGGCTGACAATGCTCCTTTGTATCCTATTCCAGAGGATATGTATGAAGTGGACGGTAACAAAATAGTATTTGACCCGAAGTTATGGGAACACGTTGTAGCGAGTGATATGAATAAAGTTCCTTTAACTATTTCGATACGTTATTCACACCATCCAGTTTTCCATGTGATAGATGCTAATAGAGAGCTGATGAAAGTTCGGGAGAGGAATTGTTCTATGTCTGAAGAACAGCTCACGCAAATGCCGATAAATGTGTCCGCAAGGAAAGCTCATTATATCTTCAACGCTCAGAATTTCGGAGTAGAGATGTTTGAAAATTCAATAACGCAAAAATGAAACCAATAATCATAGATTTGTCGGGGTTACAATCTCAATTCGGACTTGCTGCCGATACGATTGACCAACTGACTGAGACTTGCGTAAATGCAGTCACAGCGGCAATCTATGCTAATTGGGAAGCGTTGGCAAAACAAAAACTTCATTCAACCCTTCCTGAATACGTTCAAAATCTTATAAGGGTTGACAAAGGACGTTTTGAGAAGCAAATAATGTTGACGGGCGTTCTTCCGAATATGATTGAGCAGGGAGCAACCGCCTTTGATATGAAGGAAGGATTCAAAAAATCCCAAAAAGTAAAATACACCATTCCCGTTTATAACAAGAAAGGTAAACAAGTTTACAAAGGCGGTGATTGGTATTTAACAATTCCTTTCCGTATCGGAGTACCAGGCACGTTGGGTCAAGCAGGATTTACAGGACAAATGCCACAAGAGATATACAACTTGATGAGGAAACGTGGGGCAGGAAAGGGTTTGACTTTATCGGAAATTCCAGAGCCGTACAATGCCCCACGCTCAAGAGCTGCAATTGAAGCTACGCCAACAACTCCTTACTATGGAGAGTATCAACATAAAAATTCTATCTATGAAGGATTAACAAAAAGGAAAGCTCAATACAGTAAGACTTCTCAAAACACATACGGAACGTTCCGAAGGGCAGGAGCAAATTCTGACCCATTGAGCTGGATAAACAAAGGAATCAAAGCGTACCATCTTGCCGAACAAGCTGTTCAAGATACGGACGTTGAGACTATCGTAGAAAACGAAGTGTTGGACTATTTAGAAAATATATTATGAGCGCAATACTCTTACCAGAAGTAATTATTTACAAAACTCTGGAATCAATTGTAAAGTTGCTTCGAGACGATTTGCAAAATAATCGTGAGAACGCAACAATATTGTATCGTTTACTTGGAGTTGATGAGGACGGTAAACCGCTTTCAATGAATCTTTATAACTTCTTTACACAAGCCAAGAAGATTATAACAACTCCAGAGAATCTGAATGTACACTTTGGGTATAATCAGGAAACCGCAAAACAAATAGCTTTACACATTATCCTTCCAGCGGAGCAAGGCAAGTCCGCTATCGGAGAAGATGAAGGATATTTGGATGAGGACGAAGTTAATGCCGCTGGAGATAGAGTTGTACAGCAGCAATTTACAAACACCTTTGAGAGCACTTATCAGATTATGATAACGGGATATAACTCAAGCGAGGTGAACTTGGTTTACAATATCCTTAAAAGCATGCTCCTGATGGTTAATGAGCATCTTGAAATAATGGGGTTGAGGATTCCCGTTTTATCGGGGAATGATATCATAATGCAAGATGACCTTGTACCTGTTCCAATATTTCATAAGGTCATCAATCTTTCTTTTACATACGAGCTTACTGTTCCAAAATTGCTTAAAGATGAAATCATGAAAGGCTTTTGGCAAAATGTTAGAATTTGTGACCCGTTTGACGAAAGTAGATGTATTCCCATTAAGCCGAGAGGCAAGCAAGTATAGATTATTGAGAAATCATAGAAATTCATAAATTTAATTTGAAGTTATGGCAACAGTTGTTAATTTTCACGGTAAGGACTATGTTGAACCTGGTTCTTATGCAGCAACGGTTTACAACCCAACTTCTGTCGTTAATGTCGCTACGTTCGGGAACGTAATGATTATTGATACGGGGTTGAGCATCAACGGCTCTTATGAATTTGCTGGTGGTTCAGGCGTACACGGAGAACTTAATCAAGGCTTAAAGTCTGTATATGAGTTCGACAATTACGAGGACTTCTTGGCATTCATGGGCGGTGGATTCGTTGGAAATCTTGCTGAAAAAATCTTTACTCCGATGGACGGAGTAGCTGGTGCGCCCAAGCTCTATTATACGAGAGCAGCAACGACCAAATGCGCAAACATAACTCTTACAATGTCATCAGGGAATACTCTGAATCTGAAATGTAAGAACGAAGGTATTGCGGGAAATGGTCAAGCTATATCGGGCGTTTTGAAAGTAGGTTATGCATGTAAGATTATCGCAGGTGAAACTGCCGATACATTTATTCTACAAGCATACAAAGGCTCTTTTATGGGAGTGGACGAAGCAGGGGAAGCCTACGGAGCGAAAGACTTGGAGAATGCTACTCCAAACCTCATTGCAGAATCTCCTGAATGTGCTACGTTACAAGACCTGTACAATTGGGCAAGTACCAATAAACAGATGCTTGCTAATTTCGTAGTAAGTATGACGGGAGACGGAGCAACCGAAGTAGTAGCAATTGACCAAACTCTTGCTACGGGTGGTACAACCGAGTTTTTGAGCGGTACGGAATATGCTGACGTTTTGGAAGCTATTACGGAGCTTGATGTAACGTTTTTCCTTTGTACAAACAAAAATGCTTCCAACGGAAAGGGAGTTGATGCGGCTACAAACGGCAAGCTGTTTACGTTCTTGAAACAAACTGCGAAGTACACCGAATTTATGGTTGTGCCTGGTGGACAAGACGATACCGACTTGTTTGGTGACGCTAACACTTCTCAGTCAATTGCGAAGTATTTCAATTCAGGACAGGTTGTTTGCGTACACGGTGCTCCGCAGGTTACGAGAAAAGACCAAAACGGAACGAAGGATTTGCCGACCATTTATTTGGCTGCGGCTATCGTAGGACTTAATGCGGGTATGGCTGCTCAAACTCCTTTGACATTCAAACGAGTTGGTTACCAAAATTTCGTTTACGACTTGAAACAAAGGGAACGTGTTAGAGCTTTACAGGCAGGTATCATGCACGTTCGGAACGTAGCAGGATATTGGTGCGTGAACCAAGGCATTACCACTTTGCTGGAAAACAAGAAAACAATTGCAGACGATGGTCAAAGTTTTGAGCTTTCAATCGAGCTTATCAAGGCTCAGTTGAACAAAGAACTTATCATTGAAGGACAAACGAGATTCACGGGTAACACCGCTGCTCAAGCAAGTCCTCAATCGGTTAAGAACTTTACAGAGACCAAACTGCAATCGTTGGTTGCATATCCTGGCAATGATAACTTGCTTATCAATTGGAAGAACGTAAAAGTTGTTGCTAAAAACAGCGACTACTTTATCACGTATGACTTTACTCCGAACGTTCCTGTGAATAAGACGTTCTTTATTGGTAACATTCTTGACTTCTACGTTGAAGCATAACATTAAAACTATTGTATTATGGCTAAAAAAGAAAGAGTATTCACCGCACCGCTTGCGGTTATACAAATAAATAGCGTTACAGTGGGGAAGATGAAGAATGTACGCATTACCGAGAACATCAGACGTGGACGGGTATCAGGTTTGGGGCGACTCAATCCTGAAGAACTACCTGCGTTGGAATGGACTGGAAGTTTGTCATGTTCTTCCTACACTATCAATTTCAATCTTTTGGCGAATAAGCTCAAGAAAGGCACTTTCAGGAATGCTGGGACTATCGAAGAATGGGCAAACGCTATCTTGATGCAAGAGGACGGCTTGGAAATAGCTATCTTGAAGAAAGTTAAAGACGGTGAAATTGATTTGGAAACAGGTTTGGTAAAAACCAAGTACGAAACATTTGCCAAGGTATCGGGAGCGTTCGCAACCCGTGAAGGATTCGATGTTCAGGAAGGTCAAATTTCAGGTAGAGATACCGAGTTTGAATACACTGACCCGATTCTTTACAACGATATTGCTTGATACATTGTTTAATCAATTATAGAGAAGGTGTACTGTAAATCACGGTACGCCTTTTTTATTAACAATTAATTGTAAAGTAAAATGGAAAATTTAGAAAGACAAAAGACGTTCAATTTTCAAGGCGAAAAGGTTACTGTTAAATTTCCCAATGTAGGGCAAATGATTGACATGGAATCTTTGAAGCAATCTTTGACGGGGAATAAGTACGGAGCTATGTCAGCATCAGGAGTGAAAAGTATGTTCTATGCTCTTGATATGGTAGATGCTCTTTCGTTCTTCGAGGTTATGTGCCCCAAGATTAAAAGGATTCTTGAGGTAAAGAGTTTCACCGAGATGCCCCCAGAGGATATGAAGCCTGTTGTAGCAGCTTATAAGGAGCATGTAGCACCTTGGTATAATAAATTGTTACAAGACCTTTATAAAATAGGAGAAATTGATGGAGAATCGAAAGAAACCACAAACGCTGACGAAGAGGATAAATGACTTCATAGTTGAGTGGTCAAGATTCACCATTGACCTCTGGTGGCGAAAGCGTTACAACATCCCTTTTGGTTCTCCTGCCCATAGAGCTATGAATTTCATAGATATGGCAATTGAGTACCAAGAGGCTTTGTTGTGGAATAAGGCTATTAATCAACCATACGAGGAAGTTGTTGATGAGGAACAAGAAGCATACATTGATAAACAACTCAAGGATTCCGAAGAAAAGACCGTAAAAATGACCCAAGAGGAAATTGACGAAGATTACGAAAACTTGGATTTGGATGAATTTGATAACAAAAATAAGTAATATGGATGTAACTGTTAATATTCGTGGTAATGCCCAAGGATTGAGAGACGAGTTGGAAAATGTAACTCCTGACCAACCTACTACTCCAACTCCCACTCCTGGCAGAACACCCGATGATTCCAGACCGCCAACGCTACCACCGAGCGACCGACTTATTGACGACCTTCGGAGAGCCGTCATGCAACAAGGTGCTGTTATGGTGCCAGGTTCAGCAAACTATCGTCAAATATTGGGACAGGTAGGTCAAAATCAACGCACTGCTATTGACGATGATATTTCTTCAAGATACGGAGCAAGGAGAGCTGATGCTCAATCCCGAATGTCTGCTGAATATGAAAAGATAGACAAAGAAATTGAAGCAAGACGTCAAGAAGGGTTGAGAAATCTTGGGCCAAACGCTAACGACCCATTCTACCAAGCTATGCTTAATCAGCAATTGGAGAGTGAACGTGATAGACGTTATCGGAAAGCTGGAACAATGTTCGATGCCGAAATGGACGAGATTGACAATCAGGAAGCTCAAGAACGTACCGCAGCCGAGAAGGAATTGACTGAAGCTATCCGAAGGCTCACTGGAGAAATGGAACAGAGGGATAAGGAGAGCGAAACAGGCGGTGACCCAAATTCCTATATCAATAAGCTCCGAGAGCAGAGACGTCAATTGCTAATTGACCGTGATAACGCTCCTGATGAAGAATCAGCAATGGCGGCTCAAGGACGTTTGAATGCCGTAGATGACCAATTGCGTAGAGTAATGAACGGTGGTGGAGCAAAACAAGGATTTGGAGCGAAGATGCCAGGATTAGTCATGGGTGCGATTGGTGTCGGTTCTTCTTTAAGCGAAGGAGATTTGGGCGGTGCTATGATAAGCGGTGGTTCTATGGGTTTGATGATGGGTGCGAATCCGTATGTTATGGCTGCTATCATTGCAGGCGGTGGACTTTGGAAAGGAGCTACGGGAATATCCAGAGGATATGATGACTTGGGACAAATTGCTGCATACCGAGCTACGGCTGGCGGTATGAGAGGTGAAGCTGGAATGGGATATTTAGCTCAAAATATAGGTAGTCAAACTGCTAATGGTTTGAATCCTGCAAGTTTGAATTTGTCTATGGACGAATTTTACGAGCAAGCAGCCAGAAGAATAAAAGCAAGAGGAACGGCTGATGATTGGTTCAAAGAAACAATGTCTCAATTAAGTTTGGAACGTACATTAGCACTTGACCAAGGAAGTTTGGAAAAAGGTTCACAATATGACCGTTATGGAACAAACGTAACAGATGCTATAAGTCGTTTGGTAACTGTTCTTCAGGGAATAGAAGGTTCAGGAGTATCAAGTGGAGACTTTACAAGGGTACAAGAGAAGTTTGATATTCAACAGCAGTTGATGGCTTCTTACATGGGACGTACCGACCGACCTGATTATACTTGGGCAAACAATACTCTTGCTGCATTCTCTGCTACTGGAGTTCAACAAGATTCAAGGGTGGGAACGGATATTGCCGCATTCCAGAATATGATTCAGAATCCGATGAACGAACGTATGAGGGCGTTGATATATGGAACGGTTGCCGACCTTATGCCTGAGACTGGCGGACGCATGGACTTAATTGACCGAGCTATCCGAGACCCAGAAAACGAAGGTAAAATCATGCAAGCCGTTGTTCAACGTATTCAACAACAATTTGGAGGTACTGATACGACAATGGGATATTTCGCATTCAAGTCCTTACTTCCGAATATAGCACCCGACCGCTTGGACGAATACATTGAGCAATTCACGGGCGGTAACTACGCAGGTGGTTTGTTAAAGAGTATGGCAGGTTTTGGAAATCAAGGTAGGCTTGACGAAATCGGTACAAATAATAAATCCGCTTGGTCATCAGAAGCAGCCGAGCTGACAAGTGCAATGACAAAGGGTATAACGGATATATTGAACACCATGAAAAATACGGGTGTGAAGGTATTCTTTGGAAGTGGTGTAACTCCCAATTCAACTAAACAAGGACAGTGATGGCAGAAAAAGATAACAATAATTTCATTTGGCTTTATCACCGCTATCGTTCCGTAAAGACCGTTGAGGACTTCATGGAGCGTGAGCATATTTACAATATAGAGCCGAAAGACTTTTTTGAGCTGAATCGGGAATTGATATGGCAACAATATACCGACTATGATAAAGGCATTGAAAAAGCTGGAACTGGTAAGTGGCCAGAATCAGCGGATGACCTTGTATTAGATTCATGGTTGCCCTGCCCTTGTAACCTCAAAATACAAGCAACGAAGGTTACGGCTGAGTTAGCTATCAGTCAGACTAACTTTCAATCAGAAACGGGTGATTTTTATTCCTTCGCATCTGACGAAATAGCAAACATAATTCAGGATGGCGGTTATCAGATAGCCGAAGCCGTGAAGAGAAATCCCGTTGCGAGAGTTTATGGTTGGTTCAAGTCAATGTATTTCGTACATTCTATGAAGAATGACGGTTTGGATTATACTTTGAATAATGACTTCTTCGATATATCTCAATTCATTATAAGTCTTTCAACTCTTCAAGCAAAAGAGGGTGGAAGTTTCTCCTTGCGTTTGCCTATTGTAAATATATTCAAATACGCTAATGGTATAGGAATAGATGACCAAGATATAGTTTGGAGCGGTACACCATCTTCTGATTTTAAGAATGATGGCAGTAGTTATCGCAATTTGTATCTGAAAGACGAGGAATTTTATTCCAAAAATCAATATGGAGAATTGGAATCGAATTATTTCAATTGGCTCATCAGTTCAAATGACCTTTTGTTCATATCTTTCGAGCAATTGGAAATGGAAGAGGATTCCGAGAAGGATGAATTGAGAACGAGAATAGCAAACGGAGTATTTGATATGATAGCTCTTGTAGATGATGTTAAGGTTGTAGCTGATTCCGCTGGAGCGAACGGATATGTTGAAATAACGGGAAGGGATTTGATGAAACTTCTTATCGAAGATGGTTCATTCTTTTTCAATCCTTCAACGACTTCCGACCCAAGCAATATATTCATGAATGAACAGAGCTACGGAAAACAAGGAGACATACGAGAAGCTGACCAAATCAATAATACTTATAACAATCCAATCAACCGACTTCGGAGAGTAACGGGAGAGATTGATATATTTGCCAATAGAATCAATATGGACTTGAGCTATATATTGAAGGGAGTTATTTCTCAGTTGTCTAATGTTGAGGTTGTACCTGGTTTTGTATTCGATGCTTGGGGAGAAAAGAGAACAACGTATTTGGAACTACAACCATTAAGAAAAGAGGAAACGAATGGCAACAATTAAAACTTTTATGAAAGGCTTTTTGGTAGGTCAAACGCAACTTAATGTTACGAGTGATTTTGGCAAAAGGCATATGAATGGTAAGATAAGAAAACATAACGGGATTGACTTTGGCGTTCCCGTAGGTACTGTTTTGAAAGCTCCTGTGGCTGGAACGGTTATAAAGAAAACCATTCAAAAGAACGGAGCTGGATTGTACGTTGCTATAAGATATATTGCTGATTTAGGTATGTATTTTGATATATATTTCATGCACTTGCATACCGTTGAATCAAGCATATCCGTAGGCGTATCAGTAGCCGAAGGGCAAACGATAGGAACGACTGGTGGAGCGAAGGGAGACCCAAACGCAGGGCACTCAACTGGCCCACATTTACATCTTGAGATTCGGAGAAGCGGAACTGTACCTGTTGACCCAAAATATTGGTTTTTAGCAAAGGAAAGACTTTATTCAGTTAAGTACAAAAAGATACTGAATTTTGGAGACCCAACTTGGTTATCCTTTCCAGATAGTTCTTTGAAATCTCAAACGGCTTATAAGTATTCTGCTCAAGCCGATATGACGGTGGCAGATGCTACTGAATATGTTCCGATAAAAAAGAAGTCCCAACCGAACACCGAAGCAAAGGAAAGACTTGCACCTGGCATTTGGCAAATAACGAAACTTTTGGTTGATAGCTCCGTAGCCGATAAGCAGGTGTTTGATTCGGGAATATCTACTCAAATGGGTAGTATATTGAATTTCTTCCATAAGGTTTGCCAAGAGCCTTTGGTTGAAATGATGGGAGATACGTTTGGAAGTCAATATTACTGGATAGTTCGCAGACCACCTTTTGATAAAGAGAATCTGACGAAGCTGATAGAGAGCGCAAACTTTGTTTTGAACGGAGATGATATCATAAGTACCAATTTAGGTTGGAATAATCAAGAAATATTCTCATGGTATCGTTACGTTCCATATGGAGACCTTTTAGGAATACCCGAAGCCCAGTTGTTTATGCCAGCCGTGTTCTTCCCAGAATTTGCCGCAGTATGGGGAAGCCGACCGCTTGCTGTAGAATCTAACTATTACAATTGGGCTCAATCAGGACGTTGGAATAATGATAAGACCGAGCAAAAGAACAACGGAGATAGAATCATTCGCAATGCTGTTCGTGATTTCAAGTATCTCATAGAAAGTAACGCATATAACGCATTCACCCGAAGGGGAACAATAACGCTTATTGGTGACCGAAGAATCAAACGAGGGGCATTGGTGACTCATACTTCGGGTGAGATATTCTACGTGGATGCTGTTCAAAATGAATATTCCGTTTTTGATAAACAAATAACGAGAACAACAACGCTTACCGTTTCCAGAGGGATGTATCCAAAATTCATTGACGGTTTTGAAATAAATAACAGAAAGTATAGTTATTTCAATATAATTGATTTTGGTGATTTAGATATTGAACAGATAACTTCGGATAATTGGAAAAAACAAATTTCAAAGTGGAAGGTTGATATTGAAAATTTCGGATTCTTTATGTCTAAACAACAAGTGTTCTGGAGTAACATTTGGTTAAATAGAAAAAAGCAATAATATGAATACCATTGGACTTGTAAAGGTTGATACGGGAGTAGGTTCAGGCGGTGTAGGCTTTTTAGTTGTACCCGATGAAATTGACCGTACCCAATATATAGAAGATTGCTACCGTACTCAAACCGTATCTATGAACGGTGGTGAGGGTTACGGGTTGTACAATGCTGTACGATGCCCGCAAAACATTCTTGAAAATCTTCAATTTCCTACGGAGACGAGCCGTGGAACTCCTGTTGTGTGGATTAAAGACGGTATGAGTCATTTGCCCGTTATCGTTGGTTGGTTACGTCCAGAAGGAGACTTTTATGCTTTGGGCGAAAACCAATGGCGAATATCGAGGGGGAATGATAAAAGAAATGTAGAGCTTTTTGTTGATGGTAATGTAGCTGCTCTTCAAATTAGCGTTATGGGCGATAGTGAAGAGCCTGCTAATGTTGATATAAAATTAACAAGTCAAAACCAAGATTCTGTTTTTAATCTTTCTTCGGATAACGAAATAAATCTCAATGCAACGAAGAAAGCTACCATTTCAGGAGATAATGAACTTGACTTCAATATCAAAGAAAAGGGAGAAGTCAAAGGTCAGATAAGATACATGATTGGTGAAGGACTTTCAATCATATCCGAAAAGAACGTTTCATGGACTATCCGAGATGACGAGGATAAGGAATTGACTACAATGACGTATAAGGCTGGTACGGGCTTTGTATATAAAGACGAATTTGGAAATGAGATAAAGTGTTCTGACGGACTGATAGAGTTGATTAGCAATAAAATAAACCACAATAGCGGAAAAGAGCCGATGGTTTTGGGAGATACGCTTGAAAAGATATTGAACGACCTATTGACAGCAATTCAAAAATTGACCGTTATTTCTCCTGTGGGAGCTACATCACCGCCAGTTAATATAGCAGATTTTGTTGCAATACAAGCGAGGTTGGATACAATTAAAAGTAAAAAATCTAATTTGGAATAATTATGCCTTTACAAACAGAAGTATTGAGAACAACTCTCAAGCAGAAAATCAAAGAAGCTCTTGACCAGCCAATAGATGAAAAATCAGATTCCGAAGCAGTCAAGAATCGGTTTGCCGAAAATATATCAAACGCAATAGCCGATGGTGTTGACGCTTGGATTAAGACAGCGACCGTTACAGTGGCTCAAGGAATACCAGTGTCAACAACAGGAAGTCCTGCAGCACAGACAGGTGCAACAACAGCTCCTGGCACTGGAACCATCTCTTAACAGTTATTAAGTTGTAAAAATTAAACATTATGGGAGTTTTAGGAAATTCGGTAAATGAAGTATTGGAACAATCGAGGTCATTAGTGATGACGGTTGGGAAGGCTGCTTTACACTCCATAGCTCCAGACAACTTTGAATATTATCTTTGTTCTTTGGAACTTCTTGATAGTGCTGGAAATACAAAGGGATTCTTGTCTTTCGTTGTTATGCCTAATAACTATATGGAGACGAGGACAACAGTTGGTTCGGTTACGAAAACTCAAAGCGGAGTAACCACATTGTACAATAGCACTTTCGCTCCGAGAGATATTTCAATTCAGGGAACGTTTGGACGAAAATTGAGACTTTTACTTGGCTTGAAAGAGGTTGAAGATAAGAATGACAAAAGCATACCTTTCTTCAATGGCTCTTGGGGCAAGATATTAGGTCAAGAAGTTCTGGTAAAAACGGGATATGGTTTAACAAAGATGTTGCAGAAGATGGTTGAAGCTACCTATAAGACCGATGAACAAGGTGGCTCTCATATCCTTCTTTTTAGCAATTATTCTTTGAACACTAATTACGTTGTAGAAGTTTTGCAGGATTCTTACAGTCAGAGTATAGACAATAATATGCTTTGGTTTTATTCTTTGGAGATGAAAGCCGTTGCGCCTCAATCAGCCGTGCAACGTGGAGAAGATTTTAGCAAAACAGCTCAAATGATTACGACCGTTGCCGCTGGAGCGATAGCGAAGGGAATTGGTAATATATTGAACTCCGTAACGAGAGCGATAAATTTGTGATATGGAAAGTATTGTAATAGAATTTCAAAAAGTGACGAAATATCCATTAGTTGAGTTTCTGGCTCAATACAGGAATTTCATGCTTAATTCCTATCCAGAAATTGACCGCTATTTTTCGGGAGAAACTGCGTCAATAGACAATGCTCATTTGATTGCTCTTAAAAACTTGACAACCGAGTGTGGTAATTGTATGTCGCAGTTCAAAAACTTTGCTAATAAGTTCGACAAGTGCGGTTATTGGGAATTAATGGAATATATAGGAAACTTGGAAGATACTATTGAAAAAATCAATAAACTTCCGAAGTTCCGCAGAACGTCTTTGACCAAGAGAGGTTATCAAGCCGTAGTACAAGTATCTGCTGATGTCGGTGGATTCCGTACTATGGAAGATGTAGCAAATGCTGTTCAAAATCTCAACCGAGATAATTACAACTGGGTTGATTTAATGTTAAGCAACGACTTGAACGAGGGAGATTGGGAAATTGATAAACTCACTCCTTTGAACGTATTGATAAATAATACGGTTGATGTTGTCGTTACAACTATTCTTGACCAACCTATCGGAAAGCGTATTTATGGGAAAGACATAAACAGAAAGATTACTTTTGTAGATAATGATTTGGATATAAAGATTTGGCAAGATAACATTGAGCAGAAATGCGATATATTGTTAAGTCTGAAACGTGGGGATGTTCCCGAAAATATGTTGTTCGGACAAAACGCTGAATTGACTATCGGAGTAACATCAAAAAGTTTCTCCTATCCAGAGCTGGTTAAGAATCTACAAAATACGTTCTTACAAAACGATTTGTTCCAATACGTGGAAATAACCAAGTTCCAATATGAGAACGGCTCTATGTTTATGTATTGCGAGATTAAAACAAAATATGATTATAAAACCGAAAGAAAGATTGTAGTATGATTACAAAAATAATTCCTGTAAATGAGCTCAAGCAAATGTTCCTTGAAATCTTTCTTAACAAGACGGATAAGGTAAACGATGTTTCTCAAGAATCAGTATTGAACGGCTTTGCCTTCGGTTGCGCCAAAGTAGGTCAGAAGTGTTTAGTCAATCAAGCAATTGTCGAGGGGCATATATTTCCTGATACGGCTTATGGAAAGTATTTGGATGACCTTGCTAAAATTAGGGGTGTAGCTCCGAGATTTGGTGCTCAAGGCTCTTCAACCTATTTGAGATTAGTAGGTGATGAGGGAACAACATACCTATCAGACGTAACGACCTTCACAAGTTCTTCGGGCGTTAATTTCTCTTTGGAGAATGACGTTGTTATAGGAGTAAACGGATTTGCCTATGCGAAAGTTAAGAGCGATTCAGAAGGAGCTTCAACGAACGTTGACCCATTATCTATAAACAAACTCAATCCTGTTCCTTCGGGGCATATAGCTTGTACAAACGAATACCGAGCAACTGGCGGACGGGATGATGAGGACGATGATTTGTTCCGAATAAGAATCAAAGAAAGTGTAAACCAATTAGCAAGAGTAACATTGTCTTATCTTGAACAGGTGTTTATGAAAATAAACAATAACGTTTTGAGGGTTCATAAAGGCGGTGTTGATAGCGATGGAAGATTCAACTTGATTGTTGTATCGGTAAACGGACAAGACTTCACCGATGAAGAGTTTAACCAGATATTGAGCCAAAGCGAAGAATTTTTGACGTTATCGGAATTGTTGAGTGTTTCAACGGGATATTCCTTGAAGCTCAATAATGTTAATTGGCTACCTGTTGATGTTGAGTTCCGAGTAGATATTGACCCAGCGTATGACCAAGACAAAGTAAGAAGGGAAATTCAAATTCAGATGGGCAAGATGTTTGACTATCGTTTTTGGAAGTACGGAGACAAAGTTGAATGGGAAAACCTTCTATATGCCGCCAAGAACGTTGATGGAGTGCGATACGTGCCTGATACGCACTTTTCACCTCACGCTGATATAAACGTTCCTAAATACCGACTACCACGCATTAGGGGTTTTGTAATGCGTGACCTTGATGGTAATATCATAGAAGACAACGGTGGTGTATTGAGTGAGTTCTTCTATCCCAACGAAATTGATTATTCATTCCAAGCATCTGTATTAACGACAATATGACAACCGAAGTACCAACAAGAACAATAACCGAGATGAAGGATGGAGAAGGCGTGAACTTATCTATCCTTTGCGTTCCTTCAATGCAGGATGACGGTTCAGAGAATCCAACCATTTATTCATCCAAAGTATTGGAAGAGCCTTTAACCGTTGATGCCGTCAAGGGAACAGAAGGCGAGTTGATAATTTCTTCCGAAGAAACAAACGCAGGAAGTCTCAACACGGCTGGCGACTTTATAGTCAATACTGATATTGATGACGCTGATAAATATTCGGTTGACCAAACGAAGGGAGATTTGCTGTATGAAGAATAACAAACTATTAGCAATTGGAGATATACTTATTGTGAACGTCCAATCTCAAATGAGCGGACGGGTTCAATTGTTATCTTTTGTTGATGACCTCAATGGTATTGAAACAAACCGTAATGTTCAACGGGAGTTCCGCTTGACGGTTGACGATACCTTCTGGACAGATTGGGCTGACCTTACTGACGAAAACTTGTCAAAGTCTGATTCTACCTTTGTTGATGGCTTCTTTACAATTCAAGTACGATACACCCGAATAGGCTCTGACGATACGGGAGAGATAGAGTTCAACAGTATAAACTTCTCAGGACATGTTGAACCCAAGATTTTAGTAGCACCTACAATCGAAGGAAGCATATTTGCCGATACTCTTAATGAACCTGAACTGAAAGTCTTGGAAAGGAACATTTTCAAGAAATTATATTATAGGGGAATTTTACCTCAATATATCATTCGTGCCGCCAATTCCGATTTGAAAGAAGATAAGGACTTTGCTGACCTTTGGAGTTCGGTTGCTAAATTCTTTGGGCTATTTATACGATTCTTCAAGAGATACGAAAACTTCAATGATGACTATTCTTTGTTGTATGAATATGTTCGTCAGAATGGTTTGTATTTTGATGAGTCAAAAATACCTCTTGAAGATTTACAATATTTAGCTCAACACTTCTATGACCAAATTCGTCAAAGAGGAACGAATATGATATTCAAAAAGAAAGGCGATGTATTGGCCGATGGAACGATTATACCGATAGACGGTGAATTCATTCGTTTGATGAGAACGAAGATATATGATGAACTTTTGTATGAAGTTCTTCCTTTGAATAAAATGGGATGGTGCGTTGGTAAATCATCTCCTATGTGGAGAGGTACATCACGTTCAAAATTCTTGAATAAAACAAAAGAAGATACTGAAGATTTTCAAAACCTATCGAATTTTGTATTGAATAGTAGTGGCAATGCTTCTTATGCTCTTTCTACGTTTGATAACAAACAAGTTCTTATGCTGAAGGCTAATACTGGCGGCATAGCAGGACTTGGAAGATTGAATGAAGAACAAGACGTTTCAAATAATTTATATATTGCTGATTCAAGGATGGATTATGAAGTAACATTTGCCTTCCGAATCATAAGCAATCTCAGCGCAAATTCTCATTTGAAATTTGGAATAGAAGGTTTTGATTCGTCAAAGAATAAACTGAATGACGCTTTTATCTTACCAAGTGGCGATTCTGTTTCTGAATCGTTCTTTGACATTGATACTACGAATAAGAGAAAGGATTGTTGGTATTATGTTCGAGGAATTATTCATGCCTATTCTACAAAGAATGTTAATGAAAATCCCAAAACAAATATAGGTTTTGGAAACAATCTATATTTCAATAATTCATTTGTAAAATATATCTTACCGAAGATTCAAGTTACAGGCACTTCCGATACTCAAATTGCTATTTGGGATTACAAGATAAGACCTTTGGTGAGAGGAACGAATATATTGCCGTTGAAGGATGGTCAAGTAAACGCAATGAGTTTGGGATTCATACAAAGCTCACGTGTATTCTTTATATACGTTAAGAGCAATAATAATTCATTGTCTCAACAAGAGCTGACCGAGATAGTAAATAAATATCTACTTCCGTTCAACTTCAATACCATTTATGTATATATAAACAATTTCTAAAATAAGAACGCTATGTCAAAGTTGAAAATTAGTGAAAATCTATTTCTTGAAGTAGCGGAGCTGAACAGGCTTGTCCGATTCCTTAAAACAGAAGGGTACGAGCAGCTTGTAAAGTCTATGGTTAAGTCATTCGGAATAGTTAGCAATGCTGAAAATAACTATTACAAGGTGACTGCAAAGGTTGGTACTTCCAATAGTATTATTATCAATCCTGGTATTGCCTTTGATTCCCAGCTCCGAGCCATTAAAATGGAAAACTCACTGGACATGACCATAACCAACACTGGTATGGTACGTTGGTTGATTTTGCAATATAAATCTACCAATTTTGAGAAGGGAACAGTTGCGGTAACAGCTGATGGAACAATTCAGGGTACGGGAACGGCATTCACCGAAGTTTTGAGAGGTCAACCGAATTTTCCAACAAAAGTGGTATTTAATTCTTCCACTAATACCGAAGAATATGAGGTTGTGTCGGTAACTAACGACAATTCAGCAATTCTGTCAGGCTCTTTTATCCCCGAAACGGGGTTAAGATATTCCGTTGTGGGAGCTTTCACGCCTGGTTTTGAACCCACCGAAGAAAACAAAAGAATTTATGAAATGGATAGTTACGATATTTCAATCATAGATTCGGCTGATGCTCCAGTATTGACTTCTGACCAATTTATTTTAGCTTCCATAGAATTTTCTGGCAATGGGATGATTGTTACAGATAGACGTTCTGGATATATGTTCAATAGTTCCACATACACAACTGGTATATTGCCAACGAGTGATGAATTGACGAGTTTGTTAAGAGTTCAAAGAATATCTACAAACCTTTTGGAACTTACCATTGAGCATGGTTATACTATTACTAATTTTGAAATAGTAGAAACCACAACCGCAACAATATTCCGAATTAAGGCAGGTACAAGCAATTTTTTGGGAACTGGTTCTATTCCTAACAGTCTATTCAGAAATTGGGTATTGGTGAACAAAAATACTTTGAAAAAAGTACCAATTGACGATAATACAGACCATGATTTGTATATATCTAAATTTGATGAAGATATTATTGCTGGAGATGTTTCTCAATTTATTATTGTTCCACCGTACCAAAATCTTGAATATAAAACATCTTATTCGGGTACAAATGTTTCCGCACTTCCTTCTTATAATTTAGTTAGTCAAGGAAGCGATGTAAATAAAATTTTGATTCCCGTACCGTATGGTGAGATAACAATTGGTTTGCGTTATCGGTTAATAAGCGGAGACGATTCAACGCCTTGGCAAAAATTTGCCATTGCAGAATATGTTAATGAAAATGGAGAAAAGCAAATGATTGGAGATTCTCAGTTTATAATTACTGTAAATGAACCTGTTTTAGAACTCAGAAATTATTCATAAAAGATATGATGATATATTTAACAGGTGCTCAAGCACCATTAACGAAGTCTGGCGGGGCAAGTCCCCAGTCAGACGTTAATAAGAGTTTAGGCGGTTATGTATCTTCAACTCCTGTTCCCAACGGAGCTTTGAATGTAGTGTTTGACCTTATTTCGTCTTATACTCTGGATAAACGTACACCCGAAACTCTTGCATTTGCGTTGATAAACAAGTTTGACAAACCTGTAAAAGATGTTGAGTTGAAACTTGTTACTGACGAAGGGAATTTGGCTATGTTCAAGATAGCAGCCGTTGCAGTGGATTCCGAGACTATGGCTATGGAGCATATTGCGAATCGGTATGAGCAACCGATTAATGCACAATTCCATGACGCTTCTTTTTACCGAGCCGCAGTTGACGTTCAGATAGCTACACCAGCCGTTAAGGGAGAGGAAATTGTTTTTTATCCAATGAACGTAGTCGTGGAAGTAAAGGAAAGCGGATTGGAAGGAACTTGGGAAGCAATTTGTGACGCTTTTGACGATGATGATACTTATCGGGCGAAACGACTTACAGAAGATACTTTCAGAATTGAAAGAAGGGATGAAACGGTGCTTTCCGAGCCTGTAGCATGCTCCTTTATATCCACTGAAGGCTCTTCCTTCATTTTCGATGGAGAATTGCGTAACAAGGCAAATAACACTGTTCTTTTATCCGAAGAACTTGCGGCAGGAGCTTGTATTGGAATTTGGATACAAAGACGTATTAAACGCACCAAAGGATTATCCAACGAACAAATACTCAAAAATTACAAAGATAAGTTTAATTATCCGACTATTGAAGAGGTTGATTTGGTTATCAATTATAACGAAGTTGAAGATGATAAGAATTATCAGGAAAACGAGTATAACGAAGAATATTCATAAAATTAAATAATTATGGCAGGTTATAATGACACAAAGGCAATGATTATCAGCACTCTCATGGGGCGACCTGCGGGAACTGAAATTCAGCCTGAGAAACATCAAGAATATGCTTTAAGCATGCTTGAATACATTCGCAATATAGAGTTAATTTCAGGAAGTTCTTTAATAGGAGTAGCAAATGAGGAAACTGTTCCAGTTCAACCTGACAACTCACGTGTAAGTTATATTGCGGGAATAGCTCAAAACAGAACTATGAACTTCCAGAACTTCATAGGACAAAACGGAGAAGCGTTGTCCGTTACTACTGAAGATATGGAATGTTATCTTATTATATTGTTATGGAATACTGAGTATTGGTCATTGCAAGCAATTCCAAGCAATATTATAAGTCAAGCGGAGAACGCTACTTTCTACTACCGTTACAATATCAGAAAAACGTATAATTCCGTTGCTTCTATGAACTCTGATTCCGAGAATCCTATCGGAACTGACGGAAAGCCTATACAAATTGGCGATATTGTAAGCGTTGTTAATACTATGGATGATTCCGAGAACGCTATTTATAGTAGAACGGAAGAAGGATGGCAATTTCAATCGGGAATGAACTTCGCTCTGGTTCAGGAAACTGGGGATGACCCGAACGTAGCTATGAGTCAGGATGCCGTTACTAAAGAATTATCTGAATTGAAAATAAAACCTTACATTATTTTTAATCCAGATTTTCAAAGTGGTTTGATTAAAGCATCTAAATTATTGAAAGAAATATATGTAGATACTAAATTAGATAAACCATTATATTTTTATGGTGTAAGAAAAAAATCTACGGATGAGACGAAATTGCAGATTGCTTTTATACTCGAAGAGGAGTCGGTATATTGGGCTTTATGGGAAATAGAAACAAGCAATATAGGGAAATGTATATTTTTAAGCAAAAATGTTAATGGTGTTAATATATATGCAGTTATTGATTTATCTCAAGATTTTGTTTGGAGTAATAATCTGATAAAATTAAACGATAACATATATAAAACCGAATATTCTTCATATATATTTAGTCGAATAAACACGGACGGAATATGGGAAAATATAAATGGTATAAACACAAACATAAGAAACGCCACGTCTTTTGTTTATTCTGAAAATAATACGGAAAATGAACTTAAAATATTATCTTGCTTCAAGCAGATAAGAATTTTAGGTTCATATCAAGACTTATGTATAAATACTATATATAATACAGAAAATATACCTAAGACAATGATTATAAGAACTTTTGATAAATCAATAGAAAAAATAATAAAATTTTCAGATAATCATTACGAAGGAGATACAAAATTAGGATACATAATAATAGATTTTGATTGGGACTACTTTATTGATAATTGCAGTAACATAAATAATACATTTAATAAATATATAATAGTGAAATCTGATGCCTTTGATGATAAATTATATGATACTATCAAAGAAGTAGAAGAAATTAATGAAAATATCACTATACTAAAAACAGAAGAAATACAATATGATGAAATAATTCAAGCATATCCAAATGGTACAACTGGAACATTTGTAAACGGCACACAAGCATATGCTAAAACTGCTATATTTTCATTACAAAAAGATGCGGAATATGTAATAATAGGTAATACGAAAGGCCCAACTGATGTTTCGTACTGTTCAATCATGTTTACTACAGATAGAGAAAGCATGAAAGGTACAAGTCTGTTAAATACAGACCCTAAAAATATAGGAGCAGATGTAAATTTGAAATTCAAACCTACTTCAGATGGCTATTTATTTGTATGGTTATTTTTTTCTTCAACAGTACCATATACAGTAGGTAAAAAAATAGGAGATTTATACTTACCAAAAGAAAATGAAAAAAGCATAAAAGAATTAGAAAATCGTATAAATGCTATTTCAGAAGAAATACAAGATAAAAATCTTGTCATTATGGGAGATAGTATAATGATGCTTATGCGAACCAATTCTGTTCCGTCGAATACAGTAACATATCAAGACACTGAGGGAATAACTTATGACTACAGCTTATTAACAAATAAGAATGGGCATTTGTATGTAACATCAACTTTACAAGATGGCAATGTGATTGAAACATCTAAGATGGTTGAAATAGTAAATTCTTCGCAAGCTGCTTTTGATGCTCAAAATTGGGATGCACTAAAACAGAAATTAGGAGTGAAAAATCTGTATAATTTTGGACTTGGAGGTGCTATATTTGCGGAAAGAGAAGTTGTTACATCATATCCATATCCAGATGGTAATGGTTGGACAACTGATTTGCCAAATGAGGTCAGATGGTTAATAAGAAGGTACACAGAGAGTAACGTTGAATATCCCGATTGTATAGTTATTTGGTTGGGAACTAATGGAGCAGGACAACCATCCTCTGATAATTACAATGAAATAATGGCTCTTACTTATGATGAACTCAATAGCAATGAACATTATGCAGACAGAAAGACATTATATGGCGGGTTAAGATGGTCATTAGAAACTTTATATAGGACTTTCCAATATGCTACTATAATTCTTGTTACGCCAGTTCAGACAAATCCAGAAAATTACAGGACATACGATAAACTTACAACGACAGCTAATGCAATCAAGAAAATGGCGGGTAGATATTCTTGTATGGTTTTTGACGCATTAAATGAAATTGGTGTAGTAGATTTTTTTGAAAAATCGAATGGCAGCGGATATTTTTTATCTGATGGATTACATCCAAATTCAAAAGGTAAAATTCTTTGGAAAAACTATTTAGCACAAAAATTAAAATCTTTATTTTTCTGTAAGAAATAATTACAAAGTTTTTACTCATTGAGTATTTTATCAGTAACTCAATAAGGTAGCGATGTCCTAAGTAATTGAGGGGTAACTTCTGACAACTACAACTATATCATACCCAAATAATGTTTAACCATAGGGGGTGAGGGGGTAACTTCTTTATACCTACTCACCCCAAATAATATAAAAAGAAATGAAAAAGAAAACTGTTTGGAGTGTATTCCGAGATTTTTGTGAATACCAAACCTTTAGGCTCAATCATATCAAGGCAAGACGTTATTTCTGAATTGAGAAGAAATGATTTCATTGCAGTGGAGGGATTTTTCGAGAATAAGGATAAAGAAAAGACATTGTATTCGCAAGCAACGCTTGATTCAGCGAGGAATATGGCGGAGAAGGTTGGATATTTAGGTAAGACGCCACATCTTGGTTATTATAAAGTAACAAACCATTTTCCTCCAGAATACACGGTAAGTCAATTGAGAAAAGATTATGACAATGTATGCAATTGTAACGATTAATAGGATAAACAATTTCAACTACTCATTCAAGCTATCAACGAAAGAAGGAATCCGACACGTAGCGAAAGCGTTGACCTTTCGCAATCCAGAGCCGTTTGCTTACTCAAAGAAAATTGAGAAGTTCGATAAACGGAAGATGACGTTCAAGATAGGTATGTTACCAACTCTTGAGCGTTATTTGACTAAGAAGGGGATTGAGTACGAAGTGGAGGACTATCGTTACAGACTTCCAGAGGGTATTGAAATTGATGATAGAATGACGGGAAAGTACATCCACCAACGTAGGGCGGTGGAAGCGTTCTATCGTAAGAGGTTTGGAATAATAGTTGTTCCAACGAGAGGAGGCAAGACGTTTATTGCTTCCGAGATATGTCGCATATTTTTGAATAGCGATGAAGGAAACTTCTTGTTTCTTACAGATAGCACAACCTTGTTTAGTCAAGCCGTAGGAGATATAAAAGACTTCTTCGGGAGATACGGGGGTGTCGAAGTAGGCGAGATTCGTTCAGGCAAGTTCGATATAACGAAACGAGTGGCCGTTGGTATGATACAAAGCATAAACAGTACTTTGTCGAATAGATGTCACGATAAGAAGAAAAAGGCAGCGATGATGAAGTATTTGAGAAATCTAAAGTTTCTATGCGTGGACGAGATACACGACAATTGCTCCGATTCTAAGTTGAAGATTTATAAGAAATGCGCAAAATTGGAATACCAACTCTGCCTTTCAGCAACTCCGTACCGTAGCGGTGCTTTAGTTCAGAATCTTAAACTCAAGGAATGGAGCGGTGATGTTATCTATACAATAACGGAGCAGAAGTTGAGGAAACGAAAGGTTTTGTCTGATTATAAGGTATTCATGCTTTTGGTTAATCACAATAATCTGAATTATAAGATTGAGGACGGAGATTATGAAACGTATCGGAAGGAGTTAATATTTCATTCAGAGTTCCGAAATAAGGTCATAGGTACGGTAATAGATATTCTACGGAAATTGGAGTTGAAAACCTTACTGCTTTTCCAATCGAAAGAGCATGGCTATGCTTTGGAACGTATTACGGGAATCCCTTTTATCTGCGGAGATAATAAGAGCAAGGAGAGGGAGCGAGCAAAGCAGGAGTTTCTGGAGGGAAAGGGCGGTATGTTGGCGGCTTCGGAGATATTCAAGAAGGGAGTAACACTGCCAGCCGTTGAAGTAATGATAAATTGCGATGGGGGATTGGAAGATGCTAACACGATTCAGAAAAAAGGACGTGTTCTTGGAGCAACCAAAGATAAACAACGGAGCTTGATAATAGACTTCTTTGATGAGTTTGATGCATACTTCTCAGACCATTCGGGGGCAAGGTTACAGACCTATATTGACGCTATCGGAGAGAAGCGTGTGGGAATCCTTGATACTGAAATTGACGATTGCTACGAGACTTTGGAACGATGGATTAAAAGGTGGTTCAAATTAGATGAATAGGAAACAAAAACAATTGTATAGACAATCCGTTGATATGTTTATAGATATGTTGGAAACGATAACCAAACGGAAATGTAATTACAGGTGTAATGATTCCGATGTTGGTTCGTTTGAGACGTTCTGTAACGAGTTCGACACAAATATTATCGGCATGTCCTTTATCAAGACGTATCTTGAATACCAATTCCAAAGTTGGTTCAATACGGGAACAGATAAGGACTACTCAAGAACAGTCAGATTCAGTTGGATGTTTGGAGCGAAAGCGATAAAGCGTTGGCGAATATTCAAACCCGAAGTGAACGTGAAGATTGTTCGAGGTCACATAAAAAAGTTGGGTATCTACAAACCGAAGGTGAGCCGAGAAACGAAGATACCAGAGTTAATTTTAAGGATAAGACCTGCTGAAGAAAACTTCAAAAGGGAGTATCATAACACTCAGAGGGGATTCGCATGGTGTATAGCGAACACAACGTTGTATAACCATAAAAGTTCCCTTTGTGTTCGTTGTAGCTTCAAGAACGAATGTAAGGAAGTTCTGGAGAAACAATATCCAAAAGTATATGTAAAACGAGGTTATGGCAAGAAATAACGCATTAACAAGTAATTATATCAACGAGCTATTTGCGGCTGCGTTTCAACGTAGGGGTGTATTTGACACGATTCGTGAATATCTCAAATTCTCCTACTTACAGACCGAAGCCGAAAAGCAACTATGGCAATGGGCGGTAAAACAATACGACCGAACAGGCAAAGTACCAACGATTGGTCAGCTACAACAGCAGTTCTCCGAGAATGAGAAAGTGTTGGATTTTATTGTAGATATAGCCGATGTTGAGTTTGATGACGAGGATAATTTTGAGGAAGGCTTAATGCACACCTTTGAGGACTTTATCAAAAAGATGAAGTTTCTTGAGGTAAACGACAAAATTGTTGATATTTATAATAGGGGTGAGAAGGACAAAGCATATGAGACGTTTGTGAAGTATGCTGAGGACTTTGGTAAATTCTCTATTATGAAACCGAAGTTTGAAACGGTATTTGGAGACTTCGGAGAACGTCAAGCAAAACGAAAGAGCGAGGATTACAATTTCAGGTTCAAGATTCCTACGGGAATAGATGAAATTGATTATAGGCTTGGCGGTGATTACGGTGGACCAGAAACAGGCGAATGCGTTCTTTGGCTTGGAGATTCAGGAGCTGGTAAGAGTCAGTGTTTGGTTCATCTTGGTATAGCTGCCGCACGTCAAGGATTCCGAGTTGCGCACTTTCAGTTGGAAGGTACGAAGGAACAGTGTTTGAATCGTTACGATGCCGCTTGGACAGGTACGTTATATCAAGATGTGAAACTTGGTAACATTACCGATAAGAAAATGGAAGTTACCAAGCGTATCATCAAGAAGCTCAAAAAGTCTGATGTTATTGTAAGCTCCGAAGAAAAGTGGGGTGGTAAGAGCCTTGTTGACGTTCGTAGGGAGCTGAAAGAAATGGAGAAAATCTATGGCAAGATAGACGTTATTGTTATAGACTACTTGGAATTGTTAGAGGTTGGCGATGGTATAGTGTATATGCCAAAAGATGAGCGATTCCGTCAGGCGAAACTTGCGAAAGGTATGAAGGCTTTGGCGATGGAGTTTAATGCCGTAGTACATACTGCAACCCAAGCAAGCAATATTCCCGAAGAACAGAAGAACGACCCAGAGTTTGTAATAACGAGAGCGCAGTTGAGTGAGGATAAGGGAAAGATACGACCGTTTGACATTTTCATAACGATTAATCAAACCCGTGATGAGATGCGAGAGGAAATCATGCGACTTCACACAGACAAGCTACGAGACTATAAAAACGGAGAGCCTGTTCACATTTGTAATAATTTTGCTTATTCACGTTTCTACGATAGAATGAGAACATTGAATACAGATTGGGATGAAAGAGAGGAAGCGAACGAGGAAGATTGATGAAGCGGATTTGAAAGACATTCTTGTCAATCCGACCTTGAACCGTAGAGGACAATACATTTGCGATTGTCCTTTTTGCGGAAAGGAAAAGCATTTTTATATCTCCAAAGATACCCAGATGTGGGATTGTAAGAAGTGTGGCGAATATGGAAATATTTACAAACTTCTAAAACGTCTCAACAAAACCTACCTTCTGGGTGGAGCTACGATTGAGGACACCGATATTCTTACCAGTATTAAGGTATGGTTGGAAGAGCAAGCAGAATCTGACGATACAGCATTGGAAGAACTTCCTGTGAAGAAGTTACCTGTGGGGTGGAAGATAAGTGAAAAGAGCACACCGTATTTATTGGATAGAGGCATTACACCTGAAGATTGCAAGCGGTATAATATCGGAGCTACTGATTTATATAGAAAGTACAAGAATTATGTTATCATTCCGATTTACGATAATGGAGAAATAAGAGGATTCTTGGGACGATATGGAGCAAAACACGTTCCCGAAGATAAGTTGCGTTACAATAACAGTACAAATACCGAGTTTGGTCAATTGCTATTCGGATATGACGAGATTGTAAAGAATAAGACTTTGACCGTTATTTTGGTAGAAGGTATCTTTGATAAGATAGCGGTTGACAAAGTTCTCCGATTATGGGAAATTGACGAAATAAAGTGCGTTTGTACCTTCGGAAAGAAGATAAGTCCAGAGCAGCAAAAGAAACTTATACAAAAAGGAATTGAGAATGTTGTTTTGTTATATGACTTCGATGCTATCAAGGATATAAAAAAGTATGGATTGGAACTTGAAGAATCGTTCAATACAACTATTACTTATACAATGAAAAAGGACATTGATGAGTGTACCAAAGATGAAGCATTGGAAGTTTTTAACAACGTAAAACGACCAAGAGAGTTTAATGAGGATGTTATTGGAAAATTAAAGTAGGTTATGGAACATACAAAGACAAGAAACCTTTCAGTTGCTGAATACTTTTTGCAGTTACAAAAAGAATATCTGACCGCTGAGTTTAGGAGAAAAATATATTTCAATCCCAAAGATAAGGCGTATTACCAGAAGGTGATGGGCTTCAAGAAGGAAAAGATTGAAAGTATAGCAAAAAGAAATCGTTTGAAGAGCATTTTTAATGACAACGTTACTTTAAGCGAGATACAAAGAGAATTGTTCACTTTGGACGGAAAGCCGAAGTTTGAGATGACGGATATTGACCGTGAAAACTATTACGCAACGGGCAATGAGTTTTCTTATAAAGGAGAGATTTGGACGCTTGACCAAGTTAACGATGATGGAAGTTTAACGCTTTATTCATTGAGCCGTGAGCAATATGAAAATGCAACCCAAGATGAGGTTTGCCGAATATTATAAAAGAACTTGCGAAAACCCAATTTAAGTTTGGTTTTACCTGAGAATTGCTTAACAAAAGTTAAATTTTTGGGTAAAACCAAACTTTTTTCGTAAAAAATTTTGTAGTTTGGAAAATACTCCGTACCTTTGTATCAGAATCGTAAATCAAATTGTAAATGTCGATGGAGAAAAAAACAAAAATTTCAGAAACTTTGTACCATAGATACGAGTATCTTGCAAAGAAATACGCAAGCCGTATTTATTCATACGAACAATTATCATACGAGTTCGATGATTTGGTGCAAGAGTTCCGAATAAAGATATTCACGTCAATAAAGAGCTACGGAAAGCGTTGGTTAAAATATCGGAAAGAAGGTTATGCGAAACCTGTGCCCTTGAAATATTATCTTGAAGCTGCTTGTGCTAATAAAATGAGAGACTTCATGAAATATATAACGAGGGAAAATTACAAAGTAAGGATTGACGAAATCAATTATGACTTTGGGGTGGAAATGGATTCCGAGATTATTCCAGAGCTTAACAAGTTCGTCATTAACGGAATAGATTTATTGGAAGGATTAACGGGAAAGGAGAGAGCAATATTCAGTTTGTATCTCCGTGGGCATAGCTCAAAAATTCTTACCAAAGTTTATTTTAACAACGCCAAAGAGAAGGCAAAACGAAAAGAAATTTTGGACAGTGGTGACGAGCCGTTTGGAGTAGCAGATATAATAGAAATGCAATGTAACTTCTTAATCAAAAAGTATGGTAGTGAATTGCAGCAACTCCGTAGGACTTTCGCAACTTACAACTTTGATGAAGAGTAACAAATAATTAGACAATTTTTAATAAACAATTAAATCGTAAAAAAGATGGCAACTAAATTGACAGCCAATGTGGCAAAGAGAGTTAAGGCATTAGGAATTAATGCAACAACTGACGAGGCAGCACGCCCAAAACTTCTGGAAATTCTGGAAGAGAACGGAATTGAGCAGATGGACGATGAGGACATCACAACTCTGGTAGAAATCGCAGAATCTTTCGTTGACGCAGAAGATGCGGACGGTGATGACGAAGGCGATGAAGAAACGGAAAACGATGCTTTGGCTGAAGAAGTTGAAGAGGAAGAAAAACCGAAAAAGGGAGCAAAGAAAGCTACCAAGAAAGCCGAGCCTGAACCCGAAGAAGATGAGGACGAGGAAGAAGAAAGCGATGATGAGGAAGAATCTGACGAGGATTCCGAAGAAGGCGATGAGCTTGACGACATGGACAGAGGTGAGTTGAAAGACTACATAAAAGAAAACGAATTGGAAATCACCGTGAAGAAATCTTGGAGCGATGACGACATTCGTGAAAAAATCCGTGAAGCTATGGGCGATGAAGAGGATGAGGAAGAAGATGAAGCACCTGCTCCGAAAAAGAACGCCAAAGCTGCGGCTGCTCCGAAAAAAGAGGAAAAGAAAGCCGACAAAAAAGAAGCTCCGAAGGCTTCAGCCAAAAAGGAAGACAAACCGAAGGCTGACAAAAAAGCTACTGCGAAACGTGGTAACAAACTTGACCCGAAGAACAACGAAGAAGACAGAAAATATTTTGACTTCTTGAAGGAGTTGTTCCCTGAAAAAGATTACATCTATGCTTGGGTTGCAAGTGCTGGCGTTACAATCAAGTACAAAGGCAAAAACAGCAACCGTTCTCTTATCAGCCTTGAAAACTGTACACTCAAGGGAGAAGGCGAAAATGCGGTTATGACCTGCAACCTGTATCTGCTTATCTTCAACGGCAAATACGAAGCGTTGGAAAAAGCCGAAGTGGAATATGAAAAATGTTGGAGTGGTGCTCCGATGTTGAAAGCTATCGAAGTAAGTGAAGCCGTTGAAGTCATTGAATCTCTGAAAGACGAAATGGACAAGATGGTAGGCGGTATCGACAAGAAGTTGGGAGACAACCGCAAGAAAATGGAAGAAGGTTTGAAGAAGGATAAGAAAGCTGCCGGCAAGTCATCATCCAAGAAGGCTTCTGACGATGAAGAGGAAGAAGATGAGGACGAGGAAGAACAGCCGAAAGCAAAAGCGAAACCTGCCGCAAAGAAGGCTTCCAAAAAGGTAGAAGTGGAAGAGGACGAAGAAGATGAGGATGACGAGGAAGAAGCACCCGCACCGAAGAAGAAAGCGACCTCAAAGACCGCTACCAAGAAAACGGTAAACAAAAAGAAATAAGTCCAACCAGATTTATTGTAATTGGAAAGGGAGTAGCTTGTAAA